GGCCGCCCGAAGTCGGCCAAGAACCGCTTCACGGTCGTCGGCGATCCGGGGCCGGACGACGAGGACGATGAGCCGCAGCCGGAGACCGATCTGGCGCGCGGCGCGACCACCGAGATTCCGGACGACGACAAGCCTCCGTTCTGATGGAGTGCGGCTGGTGGGTGGGCCCCATCTGGAAACTGGGCGGCGAGACCTGCGTCTGCGTCCTGCTCCCCGGCCACGCCGACTCCCTGCACCGCTGTTCCTGTGGCAGCGAGTTTTCCGGCTGCGGCCACCCGAAGGAGTTCACCCGGCAATGAAGACCACCAAGATCGACATCGAAAGCGCCATCCCCGAGGGGGAGATGCTGGACGTATTGACGTCCACTCAGGCGAAGAACCAGTTGGCCAAGGAACTGATCAACTCGCACCGCGAGCGTGCCGACCGGGCCGCCCGCGAGGTGGGCGGGACGGTGCGCACTGACTGGACGCCGGAGTGGTACATCCGCCGGGGCAGCCACGTCACGTTCGGGGGCGACTTCATCCTGGCCGCCAGCCGGTGGCAGGTGGACGTGCCGAACAACTTCGACCCGAAGCAGGCGGCCATGTCGGCGAGCGTCCGATGAGCGAACGCGCTACCTGGGACGTCACCTGGGAGCGCTGCCCAGAATGTCCGCGCCCGGTGATGGACGGGCAGCAGCACGCCCATCCTGATCCGACAGGTGAGTTGATCGACGTTGAGCCCCTCTCCGGTTCCGAGGAATGAGTACCTGGTCGACTTCCCCACGATGTGGGTTGCCGTCGACTGGGTGGAGCACCACTGCGTAATCCCGGACGGTTTCGCGAAGGGGCAGGCGTATGAACTGGCCGACTGGCAGACCTGGTTCTACGTCAACCACTACCGGATCAAGCCGTCGGCGAAACTGGACGGCCGGATCGCGGTCGGCGCTCCCGCGTTCCACAACCGGCGCTCGCAGATTGTCATGCCACAGAAGGCAGGCAAGGGGCCGCTGACGGCGTCCCAATGCTGCCTGGAGGCGTGCGGCCCGGCGATGTTCGGCGGCTGGGCGAAAGGCGGCGAGGTCTACGACTGCCGCGACCACGGCTGCGGCTGCGGCTGGATCTACGAGTACGACGAGGGTGAGCCGATGGGTATCCCCTGGCCGACACCTCTCATTCAGATTACGGCGTTCAGCGAAGAGCAGACCGACAACGTGTACGGCGCGCTCCGGCCGATGATCGAGGCCGGGCCGCTGTCCGATGTGATCCCGCGCGTGGGCGAGGAATTCATCCGGCTGCCCGGCGGCGGCCGGATCGACACCGTCACGTCCAACAATCAGTCTCGCCTCGGCCAGCGCGTCACGTTCGTGCCGCAGGACGAGGTCGGCCTGTGGCTACCCATGTCGAAGGACGGCAAGGGCGGAAACATGGTGAAGGTCGCGAACACTCAGCGTCGTGGTGCTTCCGGCATGTCCGGCCGGGTCGTGGAGACGACGAACGGCTGGGACCCCAGCGAGAACTCGGTCGCCCAGCAGACTGCCCAGTCGGCGCTGGTGAAGGACGACATCTTCCGGCTGCACCGGCTGGCCCCGGCCACCTGGTCGTTCACCGACAAGCGCGAGCGCCGGAAGATCCTGAAGTACGTCTACGCCGGTTCCTGGTGGGTCGACCTGGACGCGATCGAGGCCGAAGCCAGCGAGATCATGCTGACGGACCCCGGCCAGGCCGAGCGCTTCTACGGCAACCGGATCGTGGCCGGTCTCGGGCAGTGGATGGACGACCTGCTGTGGGAGAAGCACACCCAGCCGCGTCTCGTCCCGGAGGGCACCGCCGTGGCCGGGGGCTTCGACGGTTCCGAGAACGATGACTGGACGGCGATCCGGCTGGAGACCCAGGACGGCTACCGGTTCACACCGACGTACGGGCCGGACCAGCGGCCTGCCTACTGGAACCCGGGCGAGTGGGGCGGATCGATCCCGCGCGGCGAGGTGAACGCCTGCGTGGACGAGATCGGCCGGAAGTACCGGCTGCGGCGGTTCTACTGCGACCCGCGTGACTGGCGGACCGAGATCGGCGAGTGGGCGCTGAAGTTCGGCGACGAGGAGGTGTTCGAGTGGAGCACGTACCGGATCGACGCCATGTTCCTGGCGCTGAAGCGTTCGTTCAACGACCTGAAGTCCGGTCGCACCACTCACGACAACGATCTTGTCGCAGCGCAGCACATCAGCAACGCCCGTAAAGTAGCCAAGCCTGGGGACAAGTACATCCTCGGCAAGCCGGATGCTCACCGAAAGATCGACATCGCGATGGCCGATACTCTCGCCCATGAGGCTGCGGCCGATCTTCACCTGATCGGTCCGGACGCCTGGCGGCCGAAGCGCCGTCTGACTCGCGTGTCCGGCCGGACCCGTTCGTACTAGGAGACGCAGCATGGTGACCAGCCTGGAGACCCCAGAGCCCGGCAGTCCGCTCTGGTGGGTGAACCGGCTGTATGCCGTTCTCCAGGACCGGCGTCCGGGCATCAACATGTACGACGATTACTACCGGGGCGACTTCCCGCTGCCGTGGCTCGCGCCGCAGGCTCAGGACGAGTTCCGGCGCATCCTGAAGATGAGCCGCGCCAACTACATCGGTCTCGTGATCGACGCGATGTGCGAGCGGATGGCCGTCGAGGGCTTCTTCGTCACCGAGGACACCGACGGCGATCCGTCGATCGACACGAAGTCCGAGGACCCGCTCGCGACCGACGCTCCGATGCAGGCGATCTGGCAGTCCAACAACCTGGACACCTTCTTCGACCAGGGCCTTCTGGAAGCGGCGATCACCGGCAACTCGTACCTGCTGATCGAGCGCAACAGGAGCAACCCGAAGCGGCCGAAGATCTACGTCGAGCACAGCAGCCAGGTGGTCGTGGCGTTCGCGTCCGGTTCCAACCGGCAGGACGCGCTCGCGTCGCTGAAGGTGTTCGTGGACGAGTGGACGGGGCAGATCTTCGCGACCCTGTACCTGCCCGGCCAGATTCACAAATTCAAGACGAACAGCAAGGACCAGGCCAACTTCATGGTCCAGTCCCCGTCCGGCCTGTTCGAGAACCGGCTGATGCCGATCTGGAACCTGCGCTCCACCGCGCGAGAGGAAGCCAGCGGCTCGTCCGGCCTGGACTATGTGCCGATGTTCGAACTGCCGAACAACCCCCGGCTGCTGACCGGCGGCCAGTCGGAGATCTACGACCTGACGGACACGCAGGACCGGATCGTCAAGACGATCGCCGACCGGCTGATGACGCAGGACTACGGCGCGTTCCCGCAGAAGTGGATCAGTGGCTGGCCGCTGGAGGACGAGAAGGGCAACCCGACGCCACCGGTCGAGGTCGGCCGGGACCGGGCGATCACCACGGACATCGCGGAGACGAAGTTCGGCCAGTTCGCGGCGGCCGACATCGGCGGCTACATCACCGCGAAGTCCGAAGACGTCACCGACATGGCCTCCCGCAGCCGCACCCCGGCGCAGTACCTGCTCGGCTCCATGAACAACGTGAACGGCGACACCCTGAAGGCCAGCGAGTCCGGCCTGGTCGCGAAGGTCCGGCAGCGGATGCGCGGGCACAATGATCCGCTGGAGAACGCGATGATGCGCGTGCGGGAGATGGCCGGGCTCCCGGTCGGACCCGGAGTGAACATCGAGGTCGTCTGGCGCAATCCGGAGTTCCGCACCGAGGGCGAACTGGTCGACAGCCTGCTGAAGATGGCCGACCTGGGCGTGCCGGAGGAGGCGCTGTGGGGACGCTGGGGCGCGACGCCGGAGGAGGTGCGGCGCTGGAAGGCCATGCTGGAGGACAAGATGAAGCGGGCGGCGGCCGGTGACGCGACGGTGATCCTGGCCGAGCGGTACCGGGCTGCGGCGGCCGGGCCGGTGGAGGCCGAGCAGGCGGCCAAGCAGCAGGAGGCGGTCGCGAAGGCGAAGGCCAACGGCGGCGGCACGAACGACAAGGGCACACAGCCCGGCCAGCCTCGGGGCACGAAGGGACCGGGGAACCGCTCCGGTGGGCAGTCGGGCGGCACGTCCAGCGCGAACGCCACGAAGCGCCGGGCGAATTCGCAGAAGCCCGCCACGACGTAGGAGGATGGCGGGATGAAGCCAACCGTGATCACCCTGCTCGGCACGAAGTACGAACTCGGCCCGCACCCGGACGGGCGGCCGGGCTTCGAGGCGTTCCCGGTGCAGGTCTGGGCGTGGCCCGGGATTCTGGTGGGGCCTCGTGGCGCAGACCGGAACTGAGGTCCAGCCGGGCGCGAGCGCCAGCACCAGCCAGGCTCAGGCGGCTCTGGCTGCGGCTGCCGCGTACCAGGCTGAGCAGAAGGCCGAGACGGACCGGCTGGTGAAGACCGTGCTGGCCCTGTGGGCGACGCTGGCGGCCAAGGACGCTTTCGCGTCGTGGGCGTCGATCGGCCCCCGGATCTACGTGCTGCTGTCCAGCCTGATGGAACTGGTCGCCGCCGACGCGGGCGGCTACGTCCGGCATGTCCTGAACGAGCAGGGCGTCGACACGGACGGTCCGGCCATCAACCCGGTCGCATTCGCCGGGGTGGCGTCGGACGGCCGGGACCTGGAGTCGCTGCTGGCCGGTGCTCTGGTGAAACTGCGGGAGTCGCAGCGGGCCGGGCATTCGGACATGCTGTCGAAGGCGCACGGGCGCAACTTCCTGGAACTGGTGGTGCGCACGCAGGTTTCGGACGCGGCGCGTGCGGCCGAGTCGGTGGCCATCGCGACGACGGACGGCACGAAGAACGGGCGGGCCGTGCAGGTCGGCTGGGTGCGGATGCTGACGCCACCGTCCTGCTCGCGGTGCGTGGTGCTGGCCGGGAAGTTCTACAAATGGAACAGCGGCTTCCAACGTCACCCAAATTGTGATTGCCGCCATCTGCCGGTCACGGTGGCCGGGGCTAGCGAGGTGCTGACCAACCCGTACGTCTACTTCAACTCGCTGACGAAAGACGAGCAGGACTACTACTTCGGCAAGGCGAACGCTCAGGCCATCCGGGATGGCGCGGACCTGAACCAGGTCGTGAACGCGGGGAAGTCGGGCCTGTTCGTCGCGGACGGCGGCCGGAAGTACCGGGTGGAGCCGACGCAGAAGAAGGGAACCCTGCGGATCAACGGCCAGGTGGTCCGGCCGACGGTGTGGCAGATCTACCGGGATGCGAGCGGTGACCGGGAGAAGGCCCGGGACCTGCTGTTCCGATACGGGTACACGCTGAAGCGTTGACGAACCGAAACAGTTATGCTCCAGATCAGAAGCAGGCGCGATACCTGCTCCACCACTTCGCACGGCCAGTGAGACGCTGGCAGAACCCAGGAGACCCGCATGTCGTCATTCCTGCTTGACCCCATCGGTTTTCGGCTCGACGGTCGCCCGTTCTACGGGTTCTCGGGAGCCGAGGGCGAGAACGACGGGGGAGGGGATGAGGACAACCCGGACGACGACGGCGATGAGCCGAAGGTCGAAACCGACCCGCTGAAGCGCACCCAGGCCACCCTCGACAAGGTGATCAAGGAGCGGCGGGAGGCCCGGGACGAGTTGCGGCCGGTCAAGGCCGTGCTGCGGGAACTGGGGATCGATTCCCCTGAGGCGCTCCGCGCGGCTCTCACCAAGAGCAGTGGGAAGCAGGACACGCAGGTCGACGCGGAGAAGATCCGCGCCGAGGAGCGTGCCGCCGCCCGGCTGGAGGCCAACCGCGATGTCGCGCTGGCCAAGGTGGAAGCCGCCGCCAAGGGGAAGTTCGCCGATCCGTCCGACGCGGTCGACTTCGTTCGCAAGAACGTGGACGACCTGCTGGGCCGGGACGGCAAGCCCGATCCGAAACTGATCGAGCGTGAACTCGACGACCTGCTTGCGGCCAAGCCGCACTGGGGAGTCGGCACCAAGGAAGACCTGTCGTTCGACGGCGGTGCCCGGCAGTCGGGTGGCGCTCCGAAGAGCATGGACGCCTGGCTGCGGGACAAGTCTCGCAGCCGTCGCGGATAGTCGCGGCCCCCATCCTGGGGGTCGCATTGACCCCCAGGAGTCGCAGTGAAGAACCACCTTCGGGAGCCGATCGGCTCCCGCGCCGACGGGCGGCCGATCTTCGGCTTCTCGGGCGCGGCGTACGACTCGCTGACCAACCGGTCGGACGTGGCCCCGCTGATCCCCGAGCAGGTCTCCAACGAGATGCTCGGCAAGGCCACCGAAGGCTCGGCGGTCATGGCGATGTTCCGCCGGATTCCGGTGCAGGGCACGTCGATGCGCTTCCCGATCCTCACCGCCCTGCCGATCGCGTACTGGGTGGCGGGCGACACCGGTCTGAAGCAGACGACCGAGATGGGCTGGAGCAATAAGTATCTGACGATCGAGGAGATCGCCACGATCATGCCGGTCCCCGACAACGTCATGGAGGACGTGTCGGTGAACATCTGGGACGAGGCTCAGCCGCTCCTGGTCGAAGCCTTCGCCCGCGTGCTGGATTCGGCCGTCTACTTCGGCGCGAACGCTCCGTCGTCCTTCCCGACCAACATCGTCGCTGCTGCGGCTGCGGCCGGGAACTTCGTGGACTTCGGCACCTCGACCACCGCCCAGGGTGGCTTCATGGGCGACCTGGACAACCTGATCGGGAAGGTCGAGGAGGACGGGTACGACATCACCGGCTACCTCTCCCCGATCGCGACCCGGTCGAAGTTCCGCAAGGTCCGCGACACCCAGGGCCGCAAGTTGGACGAGTCCCGCGTCGGCGGCGACCTGCGGTCGGTCGACGGCGTGCCGATCATGTACCCGATGCGTGGCCTGTGGCCGGTTTCGGGCGGCCCCGGCGTCAACGGTGTGGCGCTGCTCGGTGGCGACTGGTCCCAGTTCGTGGTCGGCGTCAAGAGTGGCATCGAGTACAAGTTGATCACCGACGGTGTGATCACGGACGACAACGGCAACATCGTCTACAACCTGCCGCAGCAGGACATGCAGGCGCTGCGCCTCAAGTTCCGGGTCGGTTGGCAGGTTGCCAACACGATCAACAACGACAACCCGACCGAGAACACCCGTTACCCGGTCGGCTACATCCGCACTGTGGGGGCCTGACTCATGGGTATGCGCACGAAACTGAACGTCGAGCAGGAGCCGGTGACCATCCTGGCTACCGGGACCAACGCGATCGAGGCCCCGTTCACGGGCAAGGTCGCGAACGTCTCCTACACACCGGTCGCTGCGGTGACCGGTGCCGCGAGCCCGGCCAGCCGCACGCTGTCCGTCATCAACCACGGGCAGGCCGGTGCGGGCACCACCGTGGTCGCGTCGCTCGCCCTCGTCGGCGGCGTCAACCTCGTCGCGTTCGACGAGAAGGCGCTCACGCTGTCGGCCACCGCGTCCGACCTCCAGGTGGTCCAGGGCGACATCCTGGAGTTCCGGTCGGCCGCCGTCGGCGGCACCGGCTTGGTCGATCCCGGCGGCACCGTCGAGATCACGTTCGAGAGGAACGACTGATGGCTGAGGCCAAGAGCCCCACCCCGAAGTCCCAGACGACTCCGTCGGCGGTCGCCGCCGACCAGACGCCCATCAGCCCGGCCGGTCTCCAGCCGGGCGAGCGGGCTTCCGCTCCGACCACCACGCGGGTTCCCCGTGGCGTGGACGAGGCTCCCAGCGACCAGTTGGCCGACGAGCCCGCCGCCCGCGCTCTCCAGGAGCATGTCCGCGAGGTGATCGCCAAGGAGCAGGAGCAGGGCTACCGGGGCGACCCGAACAAGAACCGGCACGCGCCGAACGAGGCGTACACCCTGCGGGGTGTCGGCCGGGGCGACCCGACGCCGGAGACCACGGTCCACACGCCGTCCAGCAAGTAACCGCGCTCCGAACGGCCGGGCCTCTCACCAGGGTCCGGCCGTTCGGCTCTCCCCAGGAGTGGCAATGCCGTTCGACGTGAGCACGGCCGACATCGAGTCCCGCTGGCGGGTGCTCGACGACGACGAGGCGGACGTGGCCCTTCAGCGCCTGGTCGACATCGAGCGGCGGCTGCGGCAGTTACGTCCGGCGCTGCTGGCGTTCTACACCGGCCTGTCGGCGGGGACCGTGAAGGCTGACCTGCTGGAGACCGTCCGGGCCGTGCTGGCCGGGGCCGTGATCAGGTACCTGCGTAACCCGGACGTGAACCAGCGTCAGGACATCGGCGCGGACGGCTCGATCGGCATCTCGTTCGACACCTTGACGCCCGGCGGGGTCTACCTCACCGAGGAGGAACTCGGCCAGATCGACGATGCGGTTGGCGCTGCCGACGGCACGGTCCGTCCGCGCGTAGGCTCGCAGGCGCTGGTCAGTTCGTTCCCCTGGCGGCGCACGCCGTACGACGTCACGATTCTCCCCACACCGTGAGAGGCACCAACATGAGCGAGACCCGGCCCACCGGCCGCCTTTCCGGGGTGGTCATCCCGGCACCGATCGTCCGGCCTGCGATCCGCACGGTCGACGACGCGGCGATGCACGGCACCAACTGGGCCAAGCGCAACCGCCGCCTGGCTCCGGTCTCCGCCCGGCTGCGGGCCTTCTGGCAGGACGAGAACGCGGAGCACTTCGAGCGGTCCCTGGAGGCGCAGCGGGCGGCCGAGCAGGCCCGGCGCGGCGGCGCGATGTCGGCGGTCGGCCACCTGTGGCTGACCCGGGTGGACCGGCGCGGCCAGCAGTGGGATCTCGGCCTGGCCGGTTGCCGGGTGGTGACCACGGCGGGCGTCAACTTCATCGTGGACGCCTTCCAGGGCATCGTCGAGCCGGAGAACATGAAGTACCACGGCGTCGGGACCGGGGCCGGTGCGGAAGCGATCGGCAACACCGCGCTGACCACGGAACTCACCACCCAGTACCAGGTCTCGAACACCCGCCCCACCGGCTCCCTGGGGGAACTGGCCGGGAACGCGAACGTCTTCGAGACGACCGCCACGATCACCGTCTCGTCGGCCGTGGCCATCACCGAGCACGGCATCTTCTCGCAGGCGGCGGTCGGCGGCGGGGTGCTGCTGGACAAGACGCTGTTCGCTGCGGTCAACCTGGCGTCCGGCGAATCGTTGCAGGCCCAGTACGACCTGACATTTACGGCTGGTGGTTGATTCATAGGCTGCTTGCAGATATGGTCTGATCATGAAGACCTGCCTCGTCTGCGACCTGTCGTATCAGCCGAAAACCAAGCATCAGAAGTATTGTTCACGACCATGCGCGCTGAAGGCGGTGCACGATCGCAATGTCGACCACACGATCGAACCTCGCCCTTGCGAGCACTGTGGGACAGAGTTCCGACCGAAAAGCCGTCAGTCGGCCGGTCGGTTCTGCTCGCGACCGTGCACCTACGCCGGTTCGACCGGCGAGAAGGCGGCTCACTGGAAAGGCGGCCGGTCAGTCACCGACTCGGGCTACGTCCGCATCAGCAAGGCTGGCCACCCGGCCGCGACCAGCAACGGCTCTTACGTGCCCGAGCATCGCCTGGTCATGGAGGAGGCGCTCGGTCGCTATCTTGAGGATCATGAAACTGTCCATCACCTCAACGGCGTCCGCGACGACAACCGTATCGAGAACCTCCAGTTGCGTTCAGGCCGCCACGGCAGGGGCGTCGTTCACCGCTGTCTCGACTGCGGTTCTTCCAATGTGGAGTCCGTGCCCCTGGGGTGAGAAGTAGATGGCCAGCCTGCTTCCTTCGGGCGCGGCTGTTGAAACCTTCACCGGGGCGGACGGTTCAGCGCCGAACGCCACCAACTGGACCGTCGCCCGCAACGAGGGCACGGGCGGCTCGGTGACGATCCAAGGCAACCGCTGCCGTCTTCGCTGTGGCAACGCCGACGGCAACCGGATCAGCCTGCGGGTCACCGGCATCACCGCGCTGGCCGACGCCGAGATGGTGTTCGACTGGGACGTGACGCCGAACATGTACCCGACGGCGATCCTCCGCTCGGACAGCCAGATCTCGACGGTCAACGGCTACACGTTCTCGCTGCGGCAGAACGACATGGTCGTCAGCCGCCGGGTCCTGCCGACGCCGATCGACCTGGTGACGAACACCCACGGGTTCGTGTTCGGCGACCAGGTGCGTTCCCGGATCGCCATCTTCGGCCAGCGGATTCGCGCCCGGACGTGGCTGCGGTCGCAGCCGGAGCCGACGAACACCTGGCAGATCGATTACACCGACACGGGCGGCATCACGACCGGCGGCTACGTCGGCGTCACCATGCAATCCTCGTCGTCGGCCGCCGGGTCCGTCGACTTCTTCATCGACAACCTGTCGCTGTCGGACACGATCACCCCCACGCAGGCGACGCTGTTCGCGACGGGGAACATCACGCCGACCAGCGTGGAGATCAGCACGACGAAGAAGTTGCTGACCGGTGCGATGACACCCGGCGGCGTCCTGACGAAATCCCGTGCGGTGCTGAAGGTTCTGGCGGGTGCCATCACCCCGTCCGGCGTGCTGCTGAAGGCGCTGCCGAAGGTCTTCACCGGCCAGATTGCGCCAACCAACATCCTGACGAGGAGCCCGGCCAAGAAGTTCGCTGGCGCGCTCACGCCGACCGCATTCATCCGGCGTGGGCCGAGCCGGAAGTTCGCGGGGGCCATCACGCCGACGAACACCACTACCAGCGTCACGTTCATCGGCCGGGTGTTCGGTCGGCCGGGCCTCATCGTGATGACTCTGGTGACCCGGGCGCGCGTCAGCATCCGGCACAGGAAGGGATAGGTCGTGGCAGTCGACGATGAAACCCGCGTGTTCGTGGGTCAGAACATCCTGATCGAGGTCGAGGCGCGGCTGAACGGCGTGCCGACCGACCCGACGCTGGCCAGCGTCTCCTACCGCGCACCAGGTGGAACCCAGGCGACCCTCAACTACCCGACCACCAACTTCGTCCGTCGGTCGACCGGGCTGTTCGAGGCGAGCATCCTGGTCACCGAGCCGGGCACCTGGATCTTCCGTGCGGAGACGGCGGGGATCGTGGACGCCGTCAACGAGATGACCCAGGAAGTCCTCGCCAGCGGTTTGAGCGGATAATGACGGCAGCAGCCCAACCCGAGGAGATCAGCATGGCCAGGACCGGAAGCACCAGCACGACTCCCGCTCGCGACGGCGGCGAGCCGGTCGTCGACTACATGTCCGACGCGCCCGCCGAGCGCACCTACGCGGAAGCCATTTCGCCCGCGCAGCGGGATCTCCTGGCCGGGCTCGGCCTGCCGGTCCCTGAGGAGACCGTGGCCGAATGAGCATCAAGTCGGTCGTGGCCAGCGGGCGGCGTCTCATCGCCACCTCGCTGCTCGACCGCGCCTTCATCCAGGACCGGACGCTGGTGCGGGACACGACCGGTGGCCAGAAGACGGCCTACGTCGAGCGGTCGAAGAGGATCGCCTGCCGGTTCGTGATGCCCCGCGAGGATGACCCGATCCTCAACGTGGACAGCGTGTTCGGGCCGACGACGATGGTGCTGCTGATGCCGCTCGGCACCGTCTACGAGGAGGGCGACCGCGTCCGGAACGCTCTGGACGGCAGCCTGTACGTGATCACGAAGGACACGGCGGTCCCCAGCGAACTGGCCGTGATCATGAAGGTCGGAATCCGGGAGGTGGACTGATGGGCGGCTGGACCGTGAAGTACAACAACTTCGGTGCCATTGCCCGGAAGATGCCACGCGAACTGGCGGACGGCGTGGACGAGGTGGCCGAGTCGATGGTCCGCGAACTGAAGACCATCCTCTGGAAGGACACCGGCATGATCCGGCGCGTCACCACCGAGCGCGGCCTGTCGCGGATGCACGCGGAGGTGGATGTCGGCTGGTACCTCGGCCAGGGCTTCTACTCCGGCTTCCAGGAGTTCGGGGTGCCCGCCTACGGTCGTCCGCCCCGCCCGATCGTCGCGCCGCTGGCACACCAGTACGAGCGGCAGTACCGGCTGGAGATGGCCGAGAAGGTCCGGAAGGCTTGTGATGCTCGGTGAGCGCCGAGAACGGCGGCATCGTCGAGACGGTCAGCATTGTCGAGCCGTGGCTGTACGCCACGCTCAGCGCCGATCCTGTCCTGGCCGGGCTCGTGGGCGACCGGATCTCCGGCACGCTCTCCACGGTCACCCTGGGCACGCCGTACGTGTCGTTCCTCCTCCAGTCTCCGCTCGACATCGTCGGCGTGGGTGGGGTGCGGATCAGCACGGACAACCTGTACGTCGTGAAGGCGGTCGCTCAGTCCTCGTCGTGGGATGAGGTGATCCCGATCGCTGAACGGATCGACTACCTGATTCACCGGCCGAACTCGGTGATGACGGAAGCGCGCGGATCGCTGTCGTGCGTGCGAGAACGGCCTTACCAGCAGCCGGAGGTCGACGGCGGCCTCCAGTACCGCCATCTGGGCGGCGTATACCGCATTCGTGCGAGCGCTGACTAGAGCACCGAAAACGACGCCCTGGCAGACTAGGCCAGAGTGACCTTCACCTGATAGGAGTCCCGCCGTGGCGGAACGCAGTTCAATCACGCAGAGCGTGCAGATCGGCGTGGAGACCACGCCGGGCACCGCCGTGGCGGCCCCCCGTCGGCTCGGCTCGATGTCGCTGGAGATCGGTCCGGACGTGGACGTCAAGGATCTCCGGCCGGACGGCACCAAGTACCCGGTGCTGGAGATCCTCGGGAAGGAGTCGACGAAGGCCGACATCAGCGGTTCGGCCGTCTACACCGAACTGCCGTACGCCTTTTCGTCGGTCATTTCCGCTCCGACGGTGACGTCCATCCTGGACGGCGCGACGCCAACGGGAGCGACCCGCTGGGTGTTCAACTCGAACACCTACGGCGACGACGCTCCGAAGACGCTGACCGTCGAGCAGGGCTCGGCCTTCCGGGCCCACCGGTTCGTCTACGGGATCATCTCCGAGTACACCTGGTCGTGGAGCCGCGACGAGATCGAACTCGGCGGCTCGATGATGGGCCGGGCGATCGAGGACGGCATTACGCTGACCGGCTCGCCGACCCTGCTGCCGCAGGTGCCGGTGAAGCCCGCCGAACTGTCGGTCTACATCGACACCACGTCCGGCGGCCTCGGCACCACTAAGCAGTTGCGCACGCTGTCCGGCGAGTGCAACATCTCGGACCGGTACATGCCGCTGTGGGTGGTGGACGCGGCCCAGTCGTCGTTCGTCGCGACCGTCGAGGGCGAGCCGACCGTCGAGTTCAAGATCGTCCAGATGGCCGACAGCCAGGCGGCGGCCAACCTGGTCGCGCTGCGGGCGGGCACCACGAAGTTCCTGCGGCTGCGCGCCGTCGGGCCGCAGATCTTCGCGCCGACCGTCGGCCTCCCGGCCGGTGTCAACCACCAGGTGACCTGGGACGTGGCCGGGCAGATCAGCGACGTGGAGAAGTTCTCGGACGAGGACGGCGTGTTCGCGATCGGCTACACCTTCAAGGCCGTGCACGACCCGACGTGGACCAGGGCGTTCCAGGTCGAGGTCATCACCACGACCGCCACTCTGTAACAGCATCTCCCTGCAACTGAAAGAGGTTCCAAACCGTGCGGATTGACGAAGCGATTGCCGAAACGAAGCCCCTCAAGGTCTTCTTCGGCGACGCGGTGCTGAACATCGAGTACCGGCCTCCGGCCTACACGATCGCCCAGATGACGGAGGCGGCTGCCGACAAGGGCAACCCGGAGCGGCTCATCTCGATGATCCAGGATCTGGTCGTCGGCTGGGACCTGACCCGGACGGAGAAGTTGCTCGACGACAACGGTGAGCAGGTCGGTGAGCAGGAGATCCCCGTCGACATCAACAACGACGAGGACGTTCGGCTGTACGTGCCGACCACGATCATCATGGGCATCGTCAAGGCCGTCAGATCGGACAACGACCCTTCGGGGGAATGAAGGCCCTTCGTCGCTACCTGGTGACGGATGGGGCGATGGGCGAAGCGCCGTTGTGGTTCACGCTCATCCAGGCGGCACGCTACCTCGGCGTGCCGCCCTGGGACCTGGCGGCCAAGCCAGCCTGGTGGGTGAGGGTGGCCCTGGCCAGTCAGTCCGCTGAGCACCACGCGAGCAAGAAGAAGGGAGCGTCGTAATGCCGACGGTGGCTGAACTCGGTGTTCACATCGACGCGGACGACGACGCGACCAAGACGATCCTCGCGATCGACGCTCTGATCAAGGGTCTCGACGGCGACGACGCGAACATCGACATCGACGCGAACGCGCACGACGTCGAGGCCGAGATCAAGAAGTTGATGGCCGACCTGGACCGGTTGGACGAGAAGTCGCCGGACATCGACATCGATCTCAACACGGGCGATGCGGCCGAAGAGATCGAAATCCTCAAGGCCGAACTGAAGTCGATCGGCGACGAGCGCGTCAAGGTGAAGGTCAACACCGACGAGGTGCGCAAGGGCCGCGCGTCGATGGACGGCTTCAGGAACTCCGCGCTCCAGGCCAGCCGGTCCGTGAACGGTATCGCCGCAGCGGTATTGGGCCTGGGCACCGCTCTGATCCCGATCGGCGCGGTCGCCGTCGGCGGCATCGCTGCGCTATCCGGTGCACTGGTGACTGCCGGGATTGGCGTCGGCCTGTTCGGTGCGGTCGCCGTCACCAACTTCAGCCACGTCAACGATGCGCTGAAGGGCCTGAAGACCGCCCAGGACGCCTTCAACACGGCCGTCACGGACGACGCCAAGGACAAGGCCCTGGCGAAGATGAAGGCGATCATGGATTCGCTGTCGCCTGCCGAGCAGGAGATGGTGAAGGGCATCCAGGCTTTCCAGGCTGCTTGGCGTTCTTTCGCTGAGCAGTTCCAGCCGATCATCTTCCAGACGGCGGCCGAGGGCTTGAAGGGCATCGCCGCGCTGCTGCCGTCGATCGCACCGATCGTGCAGGCGGCGGCCGGGGCGTTCCTGTTCCTGGAACGGTCTGCGGTCCGAGCGCTCCAGGGTCCGTTCTGGCAGTCCTTCATCAAGATGATCGGCCAGAACCTCGGTCCGATCCTGCGCGACCTGGGCCGGACGATCGGCAACGTCTTCGGTGGATTCGCTGCTCTCATCATGGCTTTCATGCCGCTCACCCGGGACTTCACTGGCGGCATGGTGGGGATGTCGCAAGCGTTCGAGGATTGGGCGAAGGGGCTGGCGCAGTCGCAGGGCTTCCAGAACTTCGTGGCGTACATCCGCGAGAACACCCCACTGGTGCTGTCTCTCATCGGTCAGATCGCTCTGGCGTTCGTGGCGATCGTCAAGGCAGGCGCGCCGCTGGGCGAGGCACTCGTGAAGATCGCCACCGGGCTGTTCCGTGCGATCGACGGCTTCCAGAAGGCGCACCCGCTGCTGGCCCTGCTCGGCCTCGGCTTCATCGGCGTGGCCGCCGTCGGCCTGAAGATCATCGGCCCGATCCTGGCCATCGCGAACGTCTTCAGCGTCATCTCGGCCGCCGCGCTGGCGGCCGGTGTCGGCATCGGTGAGTTCCTGACCGGCCTGGCGCTGACGGCTGGCATCGTGCTGGCCGTCGTGGCCGCTCTGGCCGCCGTGGCGTTCGGAATCTACTACGCCTACACGCACTTTCAGACGTTCCACGACATCGTCAACACGGTCGCCGGGGCCATCGCGTCGTTCGCGACGACCGTCTACACCGCGATCGTCGGATGGCTCGGCCAGGCGGCGGCGTGGTTGTCGGCCACGTTCGGCCCGGCGGTGCAGGCCGTGTTCGACTTCGTGGTGCAGCAGTTCAACAAGGTGGTGCAGTGGGCGACCACCAACGCGCCGCTGTTCATGGCCGTGTGGCAGAACATCCTGACGATCATCACGTTCGTCTGGAACGCGATCGTCACCGAAATCACTGGCGCGCTGGCGATCATCAGCGCGATCTGGTCGGCCGTCTGGCCGACGCTGTCGGCCATCGTGCAGGGCGCGTGGACGATCATCAAGGGCGTCATCTCCGGAACCCTCGACACGATCATGGGCATCATCACGATCTTCGCCGGGCTCCTGACCGGCAACTGGTCGGCGGTGTGGCAGGGCATCCTCCAGATCCTCAAGGGCGCGTGGGAACTCATCAAGGGCGTCGTCATCGGCGGCTTCCAGATCCTCAAGGCGACCTGGACCGTCAGCCTCAACCTGCTGTTCACCCTCTGGGATCAGTTGTGGAAGAGGGTCATTGGCGGGTTGTCCGCCGCGTGGGGCACCATCAGGTCGATCATGTCGGCGGCCTGGAGCGGGATCACCGCCGGGTTCCGTGGATTCCAGCAGGGCGTGCAGGGCATCATCAATGCCATGTGGTCGGCGATCATCGCCATCTTCCGCACCGCGCTCAGCCTGGTGCTCGGCGGCCTGCTGGCGGCGTTCGGCACGATGCGCTCCGGCGTCTCGGCGGCGATGAGCGCGATCTCCGGCGTCATCTCGCGCGGCTGGTCCACGATCCGATCCACCGTGTCCGGCGCGCTCAGTGGCATCGTTGGCCTGGTCTGGAACCTGGGCGGTCAGTTCTTCTCGGCCGGTGCGAGCATCATGCGCTCGCTGGCGTCCGGCATCCGCTCGGCCATCGGCGACGCGGTCGGTGCCGTCGAGGGTGCGATCGGACGGATCACCGACCTGCTGCCCGGCTCCCCGGCGAAGGTCGGCCCACTGTCCGGCGACGGCTACGCCATGATCCGTGGCCAGCACCTGGCGGAAGACCTGGCGGCGGGCCTTGCTGGCCGGGCCGGTCTCGTTCAGGCGGCAGCGCGCGACATCGCTGACGTGATGTCGATGGGCCTGGGCACCGGAGGCTCGTTCCGGGCGGTCGCGAGCACGACGGGCACCGGCCAGGGCGGGGGGTCAACTACAGTGACCCTTGCCCCCGGGTCGGTTGTGGTGCAGGTCGGAGACGGCGTCAGCCCGGCCGAGGCCCGGCAGGCGTTCGATGGGGCCAGCGGCCAGTTGGCCAACGATCTGCTCACGGCGATCCGTCGCCAGTAAGGATGGCGCTCGGTGGCGAAAGTCTTCGTCGGCAACAACACGTTCGCCCTCCAGGGTTCGCCGGACAAGCGGATCATGGAGGACAAGGACGGGTTCTTCTGGGCCGTCGTGGTTTCCGCGTCCGGCTCGACCGGCGGCGTCGCCAAGTTCTACTACAGCAGGGACTCCGGTAACACCTGGCACTGGAGTCCGACGTCCGAGTTGAATCTCGGCCAGAACAAGGCCAACCCGTCGATGTACGTCGACCAGGACGGCTACGCGCACCTGTCGTTCGTCCAGTACGACCTGGACCCGCAGGTCATCATCTACGCGCGGGGCACGCCGACGAAGGCCCCGAACAACACGGCCACGCTCCAGGGCGGCACGTCGACCGTCGTCAGCGCGAAGGATCTGGCCAGCGGCAACTACATCCCCGGCTGGTCCTGGAAGACGCTGAAGATCAGCCCGGCCGGTGGCCGCCTGGCAATCGACTCGGACCCGATCGCCTTCCGCAACGGCACCGGTTGGACGGCGTTCCTCTGCTACTCGATCGGCACGACCGGCGGCTGCCAGGTGGCCCGGGTCAACATCTCCAACAAGGGCGTGCTGAGCGTCGGCGCGACGACGATGGGTCCGTCCAGCGGCCTGGAGGCGACCCAGTTCGGCAGCCTGGAGTTCGCGCACACGGGCGACGGCATCACCCCGTCAGCGACCCCTCACCTGTTCCTGGGGACCGGCCTGTACGGCGCGTCCGGCGGCATCCGGCTCAACCGGGCGGCCTACAGCGGCGGCGTGTGGACCTGGGGAACCCCGGTGGTCCTGGCGACCGGCAGCGTGCCGAAGACGACGCTGTGCGGCGTGTGGGACGGCGCGCGGTACATGTTCGCCTGGTCGGCGAACGCGAACTCCATCTCGGTCGTCGAATGGGACGGCGTGGCCGCCCCGGTGACCCGCTCACCCCCGGCGCTCCCGGGCGGCACCACCCAACTGGCCGGGCTCTCCCTGGCGTGCGACCCGGTCACCGACGACATCTACCTGATCTTCCACGACCAGGGCGACGGCGACGTGCGGTACAGCAAGTTCACCCGCTCGCTGCTGACCTGGTCAGCCTGGTCGGTGCTGATCGCCCGCAGCCCGTCCACGGTGGACGGGCAGGTGTCGCTGCCCCGGCACCCGCAGCGGAACACGATCCCATACCTCTACACGATCATCACCGGCACGAATCCCGTGGTCTACACGGTGAACTCGGCGATCCTCACCACGCTGGTGCGGACGCCACCAACGCCAACCCTGGAGAGCCCGGCCAGCGGCGCGAAGTTGAACCTGGCGCTGGGCGGAACGTTCACCTGGACGTACAACCCGATCGCGCCCGGCGACGCCGAGGCCGGGTACGTGTTCAAGCGGGTCAACGGTGGAACGACGGAGTACTGGAACGCGACGACGCAAGCGTTCCAGTCCGGCACGGTCACGAACACCACGGACCCGGACAACCCGTCGCAGGTGACGTTCCCGGCCAGCAAGTGGACGAACGGCGTCACGTACACCTGGGCGATCCAGGTGGTGTCCAGCAGCGGCTCATCCAGCGCCTTCACGAGCCCGCGCACCGTCATCTCGGCGGCCAGCCCGATCGTCGTGGTGACCGACCCGACGAACGTGGTGTACGAGGAGAGCACGCCGCTGGTGCAGTGGACGTACTCCAGCCTCGACGCGCAACGGGACTACGAGATCCGCATCGTGCCGGAGGGGCCGGGCATCTCACCGACGGACCCGCTCGGCGCGGTGTGGACGTCCGGCGTGGTCGGCTCCAGTGTCGCCAGGTCAGCGCGCATCGAACTGCCGCTGACGAACAACGTTTCGTATCGGGCGTACGTTCGGGCGACGAGTGTGGCCGCCATCGCCAGCGACTGGGTCTACTCGTCCTTCAGCATCTTCGTCACGCCGCCGTCCGGCCCGCTGGTGGAGGTGGTGGACTCAATCGATTTTGTGTCTGGCGTCCCGCGCGCTCGCCTGGACCTGACCGGCCAGTCGTCGTTCCTGACGGCCGACCAGGACGGCAGTGCGACCGGCTGGGAGTCGGACGCGAACGTTACGTTGGCCGACCAGATCGAGGACACCGGGGCCGGTCTGCTGATCGGATTCAAGATGACCAGCGTTGCGGCCGGGACGATGGCCGCTCGCACTGTGGTGGGCGACCCGCCGCCGCCGACCGCTGACGAACCGGCTCCGCTGCGACCATTGTCGTTCCCGGTGCAGGAAGGCACAGCGTATACGTTGATGGCGTCGTTCCGGGCAGCGACAACGACGCGGGCGGCCCGCGTTTCGATCCGCTGGTACGACGACGACGACGGCACCGGAACGTTGATCTCAACGACGGTGTCCAGCCAGGTCAACGCAACGAACGCGGCCTACGCTCAGGCGAACGTTACGGACGTCGCTCCGGTCGGCGCAGTGTTGGCCCGGGTCGTCCTGGAGGTGCTGAGCACGGCAGCAGCGTCCGAGGTGTTCTACGTCGGGTACGTGTCTTTTCACCCTGGCCGGGTCGTTGCTTACCAGCCGGGAGGTTTCGCTCAGAACGAGACGCTGCGGGTGGAGCGTAGCGATGACGGTGGGACAACGTTCGCGACGATCCTGGAGCGGATCAAGCCGAACCTGCGCCAGATCGCCATCGCGTACGACCGGCTGATGCCGTTCGGCAAGGACGTGATCTACCGTGCGTTCACCGACATCGACCAGGGGCAGGGCAGCACGCTGTCGAGCGGTTCGTCAGCGCTGGCCACGATCAGCCTGGAGGCCGAACGTTGGGGTATCCGCGATTGCGACAGCGCTGACGAAGCGGAACTGTACGGCTACGTTGTCGGTCACGATCGGACGGACGACGAGTCGTCCAGCGTTCACCGTCCGGCCGGACGCTTCTACCCGATCGTTGACACTGAAGGACTTCAGGCGGCCACCGGAACGTTGACCATCTTCGTGAAGGCTGCCGACATCGAATACGCAACGAGCGTTCTGGATCGGACGGCAACGTTCGTCCTTCAGAGTCCCGTCGGTGCGATCATTTTCGCTCGGCTGATCCGGCGCAAGTACAACGTTGAGGCACAGCGGCATCGCAACATCGTTGTCGACTACATCGAGATCGACCCAACGCTCGGGAGGCAGTGAGTGTGGAGGACCAGCAAGGCGTTCGACCTTGCGCTGCTCGACTCCACCCGGAGATGGTCGACGAAGATCGACGTGCTGTACGCGGACACGCTCATCACAACGTTGGACGTGCTGATCTCCGGCTACATCGGCATCGACGACGTTGCGGTGCGGCGGGAGGCCCACTTCACGATCAGCGACGCGGACGGCGAACTGACGCCCACGAAGGCGACCGACCTGCTCACGCCAAAAGGCACGGAACTGAAGATCTATCGCGGTCTGTGGGTGACCGACGACGAAGGAGTGTCCGGCTACGAATACGTTCCGATGGGCGTGTTCGGGATCAGCGAGCCGGAGGTGCGTTCGCACTCGGACGGCACCGTCGTGGAGATCAAGGGGTTCGACCGGGTCGACTCGTTGCGCAGCAGGCGGTTCGAGGACCCGTGGGTGGTGGAGGACGGCACGCCGATCCACACGGCCATCGCAGCGATCATCGCCGCCCGGATGCCGACGGTCGCCATCCGCGTCACCACGTCAGCGTGGGTGACGCCCGAGGTGGTGTTCGACCGGCTGACGTCGCCGTGGGATGCGATCCGTGCGTTGTGCGAAGCATCCTCGTACGTCTGCTATTTCGACCAGTTGGGGCAGGCGGTCGTCGAACCGATCACCGAAGTGGACACCGGGGTCACGTACACCACCGGTCTGCACAGCGTGCTGATGAATGTGTCCAGGAGGTTCCGGCCGGTGGACGCGGTCTACTCCGGCGTCATCGTGCGCGGCCAGCATCCCGACTACCTGCCGATCCGCGCTGAACTGTGGGACACGGACCCGAACAGTGCCACCTATTCGGACGGACCTTTCGGCCGCCGTCCGTACGGCGTCTGGTCCGACATCATCGTCAACGACGTGCAGGCCGCCGCCATCGCTGCTGAAACCCTGCCCCGCGTCAGCGGAATGAAGCAGGAGGTCGAGATCTTCACCCGTGGACATCCCGGCCACGACATCTACGACGTGATCAACGTGATCGACAACCGTTCGTCCACCGACGGCCGGTACAAGGTGATCAGCGGAACGATCCCGCTGGTGAACGTGCAGGGCGACCACACGCGCCTGCGGTGCGAGGAGGCCATTACGTGAGCATTGACCAGACGCAAGACCTGGCCGGGCTCCTGGCCGACAAGGAGCCGACGGCCGACCTGCGAATCGGCGTCATCACCGCGATCGACACGGGCGCGGCCCGGAAGGTGCGCACCGACCAGACGGACCTGGCATGGCTTGCGCGAGACCAGGATTCGCAACTGCTGGTCGGCGACCGGGTGTGGATGGTCAAGCAGAAGTCGACGTGGATCGTCGGCGGTCGCCTGTCCGGCATCCCGTCCGGCACCATCTGCAAGCGGAAACTGGCCAGCCAGGGCGTCACTTCGTCGACCACGCTGGTGAACGACACGGACTTGGCGTGGCCGCTGTCGATCGGCACGTACCGGATCGAACTGTTCGCTCACTGCTCATCGCCGTCCGACGTCCCGGACCTGCGGACGGCCTGGGCCTTCACGGGCGGGACGATATCCTCGAACGGCCGCTCGGTGATGGGTCCGGGCGAGAACACGACGGCGGCCGAGGGTCAGTCGGCCGGATCAGTCAGCCGGGCGTCCGGCCACGGGTTCGCGACCGCCGTGCGGATCGGTCTGGATGCTGGCCTGGCCGCGTCGGTGTTGCATGAGGACATGCTGGTGACCGTGACGGCGGCCGGGACGTTGCAGTGGCAGTGGGCTCAGGGTGCTTCGAACGCGAACACCACGACCGTTTCGACGGCCAGCCGGATGTACGTGACGCCCACGCAGGTGTTCTGATCCGCACGTTACCGGCGGGTTGACATACGATCAGGGTCCAGGCTCGAATCGTTGTGGTGGAAGGATCTTGATGTCTCCGTGGCGAGCAAGGGCGCGACGGTTCGTCCTCAGGAGGCGGCTTCCGCACGCGATCGGTGAATACGGCCTGGAGATGGGCCTGGTGATCTGGGCGGCAGCGATCGTCATGAACATCATCACCGGCAACTCTCCGTCGGTGAGCCTGCAAGCATTGCCGGACAAGTTGGAACTTGTCTGGGCCGTAATGATGATCATGGCTGGCTCTTCCGTGGCGTTCGGGATCGCATCCCGGCGTCTCGGGCTGATCGCCAGTGGTCTGTACCTGTTCGCAACGACCCTCGTGGCCTTCTCGGTCGCGGTGATCGGAGCGTCGACCTGGGGCCGAGCCGGGGCCACGGCGGCGTTCTTCTTCACGGTCGGCTGCGTATGCCTACTGCGGGGGTGGTGGCTGAAAGAGCAGGAGGCCGCGTTGATCAAGGAGATTGTCCGTACCCGACGCAAGGACTGCTGATGGCCACCCCCACACCGGACCCGTGGGTGACCGTGTTTCTCGCGGTACTCTCAGGAGGGGGCGTCAAGTATGCCTACGACGCCTTCCGAGCCTGGCGGGCCGAACCCCCAAAGGAAATGCGCTATGCCGGAGTTGTCGACGCCAACATCGCCACCGTCGCGCGAGCGCGCGACGAACTGGGCGAGGACGTGGCTCGGTTGAGAGAGATGCTCGCCGAGGAGCGTTCGCAGCGCATCGCCGACGAAGCCCGGCACGCGACCGAGCGCGCCCGCTGGCTGTTCGATCAGGAGCGACTTCGTGCCGATGTGGCACGATTGGAGAACCAGATCCGCACCGAACGCGCCGAAGCGAACCTGCGATACGACGCGCTGCTGGCCCAGGTGACCAGGCTCGGTGCCCGGACTGACGAGATGAAGGACCGACAGGATGGCTAGGTACTCCCGAGCCCGGTGGCGACCGCTCGCCGCCGGTCACCAGGCGGCGATGACGTCGCACGATTTCATCTGCCTGCACACAATGGTCGGCTTCCTCACGTCGACCGACGCGATGTTCCACCAGAACGGCTGGTCCGGCACCGAATCGCATTTCGGTGTCGGCGGCAAGTGGGGCGGCGACAAGGCCGCCGACCTCAACGGCGTCGTCTACCAATGGGGCGACACGGCGTACAAGGCCGACGCGAACCTCAACGGAAACATGGGGGTCATCTCCATCGAAACCGCTGACAACGCACCGCGTCTCGTCGAGGACATCGCCGGATGGACGCCCGAGCAGATCGACGCGATCGTCCGGCTGGTGACCTGGCTCTGCTCGAAGGAAGCCCACAAGGACTGCCCGAGCCACTTCGAGTGCCACAAGGTCGGAATCCCGGCCAGGCTGGTGCCGGACACGAAGCCCGGCCGCCGGGGGATCGCCTACCACCGGCAGGGCTGCAAGCATTCGACCGGCTTCAAGCCGTCCGGCTCCGGCTGGCTGGTGAAGGGCGGCGTGCAGTGGTCTGGCGCGGTCGGCAAGGGCTGCCCCGGTCCCGCCCGGATCGCCCAGTTGAAGGCGATCGTCATCCCGCGCGTCGTGAGCGCGCTCAACCCCCCGAAGCCCAAGCCTCCGGTCGAGAAGCCGGACCCACCGAAGGAGCCCAGCGTGGCCGCACTCACCAAGGACGACCTGTCCGTCAAGTTGACCAGCCAGTACATGGTCGACCAGATGAACAGCAACAACGGCCCCAGCGCCACGCCGTGGAAGTTGGGCGACGAACTGACCTACGACCGGCTCGCGAAGTGGGGCGGCCCGGCCGCCGAGCGGGTCTACAACCTGCTGGTGACGCTGACCGCCGCGCTGGACGAGGAGAAGGCCGCCCGCGAGGCGACGGCGCTCTCCCTGGCCACGATCGAAGGCAAGGTCAACGACCTGGCGAGTACGCTGATCCCGTCCAACCCGACCGGCGAATCCCGCTCGGTCTGACCCTCAGGAGAAAACCAGTGACCAACGAAACCCCGGCCGTCCCCCGGTACCGTCAGCCGAAGTTCATGAAGGACGCCCTGGAGCGGATCTTCTGGACCACGTCCTACGGTGTCGTGACGTCCGTCCTGCTGTCGATCGACTCCCTCGATCTGCCGATCTGGTCGGCCCCGATCATCCTGGCCGGTCTGAACTCCGTCAAGGTGTTCGTGGCCAAGCAGGTCGGCAACCCGGACTCGGCCAGCACGCTGTCTGACGTCTGATCCTTCGTCTGGCAGGTCGCGAACACGACGAAGCCCGGCCGGGCGGTTGCCTGGCCGGGCTTTTCGCTGCCTACCCCGCGTCGAGCATGTTCCTGACACTGCTGTCCGAAATACCGAGCGCCGTCATCTCTTCTGGTCCGAATCCATGCAGGCCGAGGTAGGCCCGTGCGTGCTGCCCGACCCTGCACTTCGGTTCGCCAGGCCGGGCTGCCATGAGTCGCAGGGCGGCTGCCAGGGAGGCGTTCGCTGCGGCAAGTTCCTGCTGGGCCCGTAGTTTTCGCATGGCGGCAACACCCAGAAGGTCAAGCGGATCGCTCACGGTGCGTGCTCCTTGTCGAGGTTGTAACCCCAGTGCCAGGGTTCGGGTTTCGAGCCGGACGGCTCAGCCCAGCCGGGGTGGACCCAGCCGAACTTCGGTGCGTTCTGGTGCAGCCACACGTCGTCCTCGGTGCCACGGTTCCACGGCTGCGGGTTCTCCTGGCTGCCGCGAGCGCACAGATCGACAGCCAGACCCCAGCCGTGGTTGGACGTGCCGGGCTTCGCGGCTAGGAAACCCTTCCGCCGCTTCAGGTCGATCTGCACGGACAGCGGCCGGTAGGAGTCCGTAAGGCACAGCCGCACACCGAATTTCGCCATGTACGCCCGGCTCATCGCGTCGAACGAGTTGGCGGCGTCGGCCCGCAGGCGGTGGTGGCGGTTGGTCCACAGGGTGCAGAGCGCGCTGGCCGGGATGAGCCCGTTGGAGAACTCACCGCTCACCTTCTTGCACGGGCCGGTCGACTTCGGTGTGGTGCAGGTGGGTTTCGGGTCGACGTCCGTCAGGTACTGCTTGTAGGTGCCGCGCCAGTACGTCACCCACGGGGACCATTTGCCGCCCGCCTGCGTCCAGACCTTGAACGCCATCTTCGCGTTGTCGGCCGGGTCAGCCCAGTTCCCTTCCGCGAGGATCGCCGCGTGGATCGAGTTGATCTGGAACAGGCCGTGGTCGGTGCTGCCGTTGGTGTTCAGCAGGGTTGCGGTCGGCCGCCAGCCGGACTCGGCGCGGGCCACGGCCACGGCGATGTTGATGTCCTGCCCACGGAAACCGGCCGCGTACGCATATTTCGCGACCTGCTCGGCCGACAGTGCTCCGGCCGTGCGCGCGCTGGCCGGGATCTGCACCGTGCAGGAGGAGACCTCTTGGGTGGCGATGCTGAGCGCGGGCAGCGGCGGTGGGCCGAACATCAGACTGGTGATGGCGAGCGGAACCGCGACGAGCCCGGCCAGGCTGGCTGCGCCCGCAGCGATCCAGATCTTCATCGGTTCCTCCATCGGTCGGGTGGGGCGAACGTGTTGCGGCCCATGTGGTTGTGCAGCCACATGAAGTCGTGGAAGTGCGGCGAGCAGGTCCGGCAGGTGGTCATCTGCCACCAGCGCAGCCGCCGGTTGCACATCCAGCAGCGGGGCGGCCCGGGATGGTCCCGGATCGGAATGTGCGGCGGCACCCAGTTGCTCACGCCGCCCACCACCGGACGAGCGCAACCAGCAGCCAGAACGGAACGGCGAAGCAGGCCGCCTCGACGATCATCATGGTGACAATTCCGTACTTCAGGTCCAGTTCTATCCTCCGCTGCGACCGGCTCACTTCGCGTACTCCATCCCGGCGACCTTCCAGGCCCCGTCGATGACGATCATGGTGAGGGTCAGGTCGCCTTCGCTGGTCGGCACCAGGATCTTCTGCTGGGTCGGCCCGCCGAGCAGGACGCGGCCGGGCGCGGTGATCTGCCCGCCGGGCGTGGGCGCTTCGTTGGCGGACTCGACGACGTCCGGCTGGGCCAGTTCAGCGAACCGGCTCCGGTCCCCCTGGAGGAACGCCTGAGCGGCCTCCAGGGCGATCGGCGTGGCCGGTCCGTACTCCGTGGTCGCCGGAGCCGGTTCGGGGCTGGGAGACGGCGGCAGCAGGCCGGTAGCGGTCGATTCCGTGGTGGCCCCGTAGGTCGGCTCGGCGGTCGGCCGGTGGGAAGCCAGGTCGTGGACCCGGACGATCGTCAGCAGGATCGTCAGCGTCACGCAGGTCAGCGCGAAGGTGATCGCCACCCGCTTCAGCCGGTCGGGGCTCTGGAACATCCAGGTGATCACAGGTGCGCTCCCTCGTTGTCATCAGAAGAACTTTCCCGCTCGTACGTGGCGTACGGGCTGGCGGTCTCGTCCGGCGGCGGGGCCGGTTCGGCACCGCGCCGGTACATCGGCAGTTCCGGGGTGCCGCCGGTCGGCAGCGTCCGGTCTGCGTCGGGGAAGTGCTCGGTGCGCACCGTGTCGTCCATCTGGTGCTCCCACGGGTTGTAGACGGTGGCGTGCACGACCTGCGGCTGCTGGATCGTCTCAGACAGCCGCTCTGGGGCCGCCGCCCGCTCCTCGTCCTCGTGATCGTTGACCGACTTCGCCGCCGCCAGCCCGGCGATCAGGCCGCCGCCCCAGGCCATCAGCGCGCCCTTCACGGCCTTGCCGACGTAGGAGGCTCCGGTGTCGGCCCGGCCCAGCGACAGGATCGCCATCAACTTGCCGAACGGGCCGATCATGAACCAGGCGATCAGCGTGCCGATCGTCAGCAGCAGCAGCGACCACCAGAGGTTCAGGCCCGGGGCCATGCACGCCTGGAGGAAGAAGCCGTAAAGCCATGCGCCGAGCGCCGCTTCGCCGACGTACAGCAGGGCGCGCATCGAACCGTTCAGCAGGCCGGTGCCGAGTGTGCGCCCGTCCAGCATCTTGAACGGCGGCTGGATGAGGACCGGCGTCAGCAGCACCCACAGGATGCTGATCAGGGCCAGGCTGATCACGCAGGCGATCATCAGGATCGCCACCATCATCCGCAGCGCGCACGCCATGAACAGGAAGATCACCTCGACGATGCTCTCCTGGGTGCCGATGATCTCACCGGTCAGGTACTTGTAGGCCGTCGGGTCTTCGTCCTTCACCTTCGCGGCGATGTCCTTGAACTTCTTCGCCTTCGCGTCCGTCAGATCGGAACGCGCCTGCGACTGCTTGTCGGCGGGCAGGGCGTTGACCTTGTCCAGTTCCGCCCACGAAACCCGGCTGGCCGCCAGCAGTTCCGGCCCGTACTTCTTGCCGACCTCCGTGTCCGACGGGCCGAAGTTGCGACGCAGCCAGCCCTGGTACTCGACGTTCTTGACCACCTGGTTGGTGACGGCGTCGGAGGCGTTCGCGCCGCCGTTCAGCACCGCGACCGACGTGGAGCCGACGCTCGTGCCGAACTTCGCGACGATCAGCGGCGTCGTCACCAGCAGCGACGTGATGGCAAGGACGATGAAGATCCAGCCGACACTCGTTGCGGCAGCGGCATAGTCACCATCGTTGGACTTCCAGACGAGGATCACTCCGACCAGCGCCAGCGCCAGGCCCAGGAACGGCAGCAGGATGAGCGTGTTCGTCATCCCCGTCACCCGGAACATGAAGTCGTCCAGGAACGACAGCAGCCACTGCGGCTGCCACGCCCGCCGGTCGATCGAGTCCGTCAGCGACACCATCGAGTCCCCGGCCGACAGGAAGAAGTTGCTCATCGACGAACCGGTGTGCGCGCTGGTGATTTTCACCCAGTTGCCGGGGTTCATGCCACAGCCGAGGTCGTAGGTGTTCGACTGGAGGCCAGCGAAGCCGCCCGTCGTCCAGATGTGATCGGGGGAGTTGTCGGTGGTGATCTTCAGCGGACGCTCACCGAGAAGCCCGGCCAGCCCGGACTCCGGCGTCTGCGCGAACGGTGCCTCCTTCGGGCATACCTCCACGCCCGGCACGTCGATCCCGGCCGGGGCGGAAGCGTGGGCCGAGGCGGCGTGGATGATCAGTGCGAACGCCACCAGCATCAGCACCACCGATAACTGGGCCAGCCGCACGTAGCGGTGAAAACCCTTCAACATCAGGCGATCTCCTCTTCAAGGGTCCAGTGGCCGGAGCCTTCCGGAGTCGGGTCGGTCAGCAGTGCGTCCTTCAGGGCCGGGTGGTAGTCCACGTCGACCTTCAGCATCCCCACGTTCCCGGCCACGTCGGCGTGGACGAACTCGCCGGGCACGTACGTGGACAGGCCCATGAGCACCTGCGCGTACCGCTTGTCGGTCAGCCCCAGCAGTTCCAGCGCGGCCTCGGCCGGTTCGCGCGATGCCATCCGGCCGACGAACACGCTGGCGAGGAAGTTCTTCAACTCCCCCGAAAGCATCTGCGGGTTGATGCTTTTCACGGCCAGGTAGACGGCGATGTTCCACTTGGAGTGGTCGCGGCCCAGCCGGGACAGCATGGACCGGCCCGGCCCGAAGTCCGTCAGCGACTCGGCCTCGTCGAAGATCGCGATGCAGCGTTCGCTGCGGGTCTTCGAGTAGATCAGCCGGTCGGTGAACAGTCCGACCAGGCGCAGCACCACGTCGGCCCCGACCTCCAGCGGGTTCCAGTCCTTGCGCGGCGTGCCGTCCACGGCCCGCACGATGCCAGGGGTAGTGATCACCGTGAGCGTCTTGTCGTAGTGCCCGATGCTGCCGGGAGCGCCCGGCTCCGGGAACATGAGGCGCAGCAGCGGAGCGGTGGAGGCGTCCGTCAGCGCACCGTGGACGGCCTTCGCCCAGTCGTCGGTGCTGTCCTTCAGCGGACGCATCAGGTCCCACATGGTGTCGGTCTGCTTCCAGCCGTCCCGCGTCTCGGCGTGCTGGCGAGCGGCCAGGCGCAGGGCCGCCTCCGTGCGGGCTTCGGCCTGGTCCTTCATCAGGTAGTCCGGCAGGCAGCGCTTGGCCATGTCGACCATCAGGTCCCGCCGCTCGGCCGCCGCCTGGCCCAGGGCCTCCGCGAACTGGCCGGGCTCGTCGTACTCGGTCAGCAGCGGGTCGCGGATCAGTGCGGCCGGGGACAGGATGCCCCGCGCGCCGTTCAGCAGGTTGATCTCCTGCGAAACGTCCGCGATCTCCGGCATTTTCGTCAGCGCCGCGAGCGGGCCGGACGGGTCGGAGATGACCGTGCGGATGCCCCGGCGGACGGCGTTGTAGCCGATGGAGCCGGTCACGACGGACTTCCCGGCACCGAGCGTGCCGAGCACGACGTGCATGTTCTGGCCCCGGCCGGTCCGCAGACCTTCCGTGGCGAAGTGCGGGTCGTGCTGCACCGCGCGCCGGGTCGCTCCCCGGGTGTGGCCCAGGTACGGGCCGACGCCGTCACCGACGGACGAGGAGACGTTCGGCATCCCGGCCGTCAGGAACGGCAGCCGCAGGCGACGCTGGAAGCCGAGCCGGTCGTACGGCTCACCGGGCACCGTGCTGGCCAGCATGAACGACTGGCTGTCGGAGCCGGTGAAGTCCATCCGCAGGCCAGCGTTGGCGTACATCCGGGTGAACGCGGCGCACCGCTCCTCGACCACCTGCTCGGCGGTGAGGTTCTCGGTCGCCTGGCCGGAGATGATCACGTTGATCTGTCCCTGGAACCTGGCGGCGACAGCAGCCTGGCCGGTGGTGACCTGGTCGCGGGTGTCGACGGCGACGGCGATGGCCTTGCCGACGTTCGACGGCGGCAGTTCGCTGTGATCCTCGTAGTCGCCCTTGACGTGCTGGACGCGCCGCAGTTCGAATTCCACCTCCTTGGCCAGTTCCTCGCCGGAGCGCAGACGGCCGACGACCGACCACTCCACCGGGAACGGGCGGCCGGAAGCGTCCAGGACGGACTCGCCGTGCACCTGCCACGGCGGCATCCCGTTCTCCGGGTAGTTCAGGTCGGCCATCCGCGCCATCGTCAGCACGCGCACGGCCGACTCGACCTGCTTGCCGTCGGCGAACGAGGTGACGGTCACGGTCCGGCCGAAAGGCGTCTCGGCCCACCGGGTGTCGGACGCGAGGGCAGGCAGGGCCAGTTCGTCCCAGCCGCCCCGGTCCTTGCTGTGGATGCCGGTGGGGATGACGCCGGGCGACAGCGAGCGGACCCGCAGCCAGCCCTGCTCGTACTCGCTCATCCGCTTGGAGCCCGGCCAGCCGGTCACGATGTCGCTGACGCGCTTCTCGTCGGCGATCAGCCGAGCCACGACGCCGGACGCCTTGCCGGTCTTCACGAACTCGTTGATCTGCTTGCGAAGGTCGGTGCGCGGCGACACCTTCACGGTCAGGCCGAAGTAGCGGAAGACGATCTTGTCGTTCATGCCGGAACGGGCGATGACGTCCTGCTGGCGGATCAGGTGACGGCCCCACGTCTCGCAGCCGCACCGGCCGTTCAGCAGGTCGCCCTGGGAAAGGCCCGCGCTCAGGTCGCAGGTGTGGATGTCGGGCGTCGGGCGTGGCGTCCGCTTGTCGAGGTTCCCGGCCCAGGTCGCGACCGGGTGCGGGCGGGTGGTGACCCGCTCGTGGTAGGACCGGCCGACCAGCGCGGCGAACACGTCCGCGTCCTGGTCCATCCGCATGATCTTCGCGTCCTTGCCGGTGAAGTCCCAGCGTGCGTCGCCGATCCGGTAACCGGCCAGCACGCTGCCGTCCTTCAGCAGGATCAGGTTGCGCACCACCTGCTTGGCCGTCGGCGCGAGAGCGATCGTCTTGCGGACCGGTGTCGTCCAGGTCGTCTTCTTGGGGGCGGCGAACAGGCCCATCAGCGGCTCTCCATCCGGTACTCGGTGCCGAAGACCATCAGGCCGGTCGGCGTGCGGTAGATCAGGTTCTGCTTGCGGGTGCGGTGGCGGACCGGAGCGCCCGGTGCGACGAGGCGGCGCTCGGTCAGCGGGGTGCGGGCGACGCGGGCGGTCTTCTTCGGTGCGCTGGTGATGGTCGCCTTGACGGGCTTGGGGGCAAGCGCCTGCGGCGCAGGTTTCCTGGCCGGGGCCTTCAGCCGGGGGATCGTGACGATCCGGCCGGGCACCAGGTCGGCCGTGTCATCGCGGTCGAGGCTCTCCAGGTCGAGGCCCATGCCGAGCATCGCCGGGTTGATCGTGTCGGTGGGCACCAGGCGCGGCCCCCGGGCGATCCGGAACGGCATGGCGATCCAGTAGGACAGCGGCCGGTTCCAGCCGACGTACTTGCCGTACGCCTTCACGGTGCGCGAGGGCATGAACAGCGACGCGACCAGCGCGAACGGCAGGAAGATCGGCTTGAGCCAGAACATCGGGTTGACGGACAGGATCAGGCAGAGCGTCGTCATCATCGCCACGACGAGCAGGTACGTCTTGCGGGGCGCGTGCGGGTTGTTGCGGATCGAGATGAACCGTGCAGCGGAACGGATCACGATGAACGCCATGACGGCAGCCGGGACCACCCAGGTGATCAGCGTCCCGCCGACGATGAACCCGAACAGGCCGAGCGCCCACTCGTCGTAGGTCCAGTCCATCGGCCAGCGTGCGCCTTTCGCGCCCAGCCACGGCTGCCGGATCTGGCGTCCGTCGTCGTCGTTCCGCTGCACGGGGCTCACTTCGAGACCAGCCCGGTCAGCAGGCTCAGCAGCGCGGTCGCCCACCCGGCGGCGATGGCCAGCGATCCGGCCATGACGAAGGGGATCATCCCGATGATCGAGGTGAGCACCTTCTTCGCGACGCTGCTGTAGTCGCCGTCGTCGGTGTCCTTCCAGATGACCTTGAGGGTCATGTAGGCGAGGCCGATGCAGATCAGGGCGGTGAGAATCATCAGCGCCGACTGCTTGATCTTGTCGACGCTGATGTTGGGGGCAGCCGCGAGCACGGCCAGCGTGTGCAGGTGGTTCATGGGGTTCCTCCCGTGGTTGCTAACTTGCTATCAAGGTAACAGACTTGACAACCGCTTGTCAACGCAGAAGCCCGCCACCTCTTACTACGAGGTGGCGGGCGGCTGCGTTCAGTTAGTAGTCCCGGTCGGCGTCCGGCAGCGGATGGAACCCGTGCAGGCCGTCCTCCTCTTCCCAGATCGTCCCGTTCGCGTTGTGGTACTCCTGGCTGGTCAGATGCACGCCACCGCAGTACTCGCAGTCGTCGTACCAGCGCACCGGCACCTTCGCCCGCCGCTCTCCCCGGTCGGACCTGATGCGGCTCAGTGCAGCCTTCGCCTCATCGTCATCCCGGAATCTGACCTTACCCGTTCGCCCACAACGCTTTCCGTTGCTCACAACTCGTCGAAGTCGGGAGTGTGGACGTGCGGCTCATACAGATCCGCCGCCTTCTGCTTCGGGTGATGCAGCGTGGCGTGATACTTGACGAGCCCGGCCAGGGTCGGGTCGTCGCTCATGCCGTTGTGGAAGATCCGCAGGTGGGCCAGCATCGCGCCCGGGTCCGTGAAGTCGACCGGAGTCATCCACGGCTGCGTCTTGTCCTTCCCCTGCTTACCGATCTCAACGCCACCGAACTTGGTGGCGATCAGACCGCGCGCAATGACGTCCTGGACACGCGGATCGGACTGCGGCGCGGGCCGTCTCACGATCTCCACCTCACCCTGGAACGGGCCGGTGTACTCGCTGCGACCTGGCGCGCTGATCGTGAAGACCTGGCCGGGCTTGCGCTCCAGCACCAGCCACTCCTGGCCGGTCTTGTCCTTCACGATGAAGCCCCGATGGACGTCCCTCCAGTTGCTCATTTCGCCACCACCAGTCCGAAGTTGCTGCCACGCTTCGCGACGGTCCAGCGGGTGTGGACGAGGCCGCCCGGCTGAATGCCGTGCGTCTTGACCAGGTCCAGCAGGCCGGACATGAACATCGGATACGTCCGGCCGTCGTCCGAGCGCCAGATGAACCGGGCGGCCGACCGGCCGCGCTCCATGTCCTCCAGCCGGAGCGAGCCGGAGAAGACCTCGTTCGGCCGCCAGGCGACGGACTCGTCCGAGAACCCGGAGTCCGGGTTGTACCGGGCGTACTCCAGGAGGCTCCCGGCGGCGACGCGCAGGTTCCTCTGGCCGGAGTAGGTCAGCCCCGTCGACCAGGGCACCATCAGAACGTCCTTGCTTGCCATCACTTCTCCTTAAATGTGGCCCGCTGCAACGAGGTTCGCGCAGCGGCGGCATGGGGGCAGGGCTTTCGCCCGTTCGTACTCGGCCTGGCTGCCGGTGCCCATCCAGACGTTCGGGCTGAAGATCCCACAGACGGCGGACCCGGCCAGCGAACCGTAGAACAGGTGTGCCTTGCGGCCGGTCGGCAGGTAGCCGAGGTTGTAGGTGTCGCTCATGCCGAGCGCCAGTTCGGGTCGTCCGGCTCGAAACCACCACGAGCGACCCACAGGTGCAGGGCCTCGCGCAGTTCGAGCGCACGGTCCGCCTCGCCGTCAGCGACGGCCTGGCGCAGGTACTTCAGGCAGGCGTTCGGGTCCATCAGTCCTCCTCGAATGTGACGGTGACGCCGGTCTCCTTGAGGATCTCCAGGTACCGGTCGTCGGAAAGGCCCTCGATGTACCCCAACTGGAACTTCAGGTAGTCGATGCCGTCCTTCTTGTTCTTCACCCGGTCGACCTCGGTCCACCGGCCGCGCTTGTGCGCGTAGTTGCCGTTGGTGGTCATCTTCATGAGTTCGCCGCCTTCGGGCCGTACAGCCCATCCAGGATGCGCAGGTAGTGCTTGGCCGCACGGTAGTCCTCCTGCTCAGGTGCGAGCACCTGGCCAACCATGCCGTTGTCGGAACAGACGGCCAGCAGCGACTCGTAGGAAGCGATCAGCACTCGGACCGACTCCAGGACGACGACAGCCTCCTTCTGCTGGAGGTCGATGTCCTCGACGGCCTTCTTGCCGAGGTTGCGGGTCAGGCCGATGATCTGCCGAGTGGTGCCCCGGACGGTGTCGAGCCGCGCAGGCTCAGGTCGCGTTGTCATGCACGGAGTCTTGCACAGTTGACAATCGAATGACAAGTCCCATAAGATCTCGTTGTCAGCAGGGCATCCGGCCCTGCTCAGAGCACGATGAGCAGGAGGCCCGAGTGGGTAAGGCGCGCAAGTACACCGACCAGTTCGGTTCGGTGATGACCGGTCTTCAGCACGAACTGATCAAGGCGACCGACGCGGCCGACCCGGCGATCGAGGGCAAGGCCGAGGTCGTGCGGGCCGGGATCAACATGCTGTTCGGGCTCGACCCGGCCGACGAGACCGCGCTGCCCGAGGGGCAGACGTTCGACGAGACCGTGGCGAGGGCTCTGGCCGTCATCAAGCCGGAGCGGAACGCGCCAGTCGTCTGAGCGGCGTAAGGTCAGGCCCCCGCCATCATCAGTGGCGGGGGCCTCGTTATCTCCGGAAGGACACCTGCATGTCCGCGTACGGTCAAGAAGTGAACACTACATCTAGCGGTCCGGCACCCGACCGACCACAACTGATCCTCGGCTTCACCGGCAGCCGCTTCACGCCCGACGCACGTACCGTCGACCGGCTGTACGGCCACCTGGACCGGCTCGGCGAGTACGCGCACGGCTTCGTGACCGGAGCCTGCCGAGGACTGGACACCATCGTCGGCGAATACTGCGCCGAGAAGTTCCCCGGCCGCCACCACCTGGTGATCGTGCCCGCCAACGAATCGTTCACCGACCGATGGTGGCTGCCGTTCGGCCACGCCGTCCAGGTGATCCACATGCCGCCCGGCAGCACCTACAAGGACCGCAACCAGTCGATCGTCGACAACAGCAACCAGTTGGTCGGCTTCCCGATCGGCGCGGAGGACGACCCCCGGCAGCGACGCTCCGGCACCTGGCAGACGATCCGGATGGGACGGCGAGCGCACCCCACGCCGCCGGTCATCCTTCGGCTGGACACCTTGTGAAGCGCTTCACCGACGCCTGTCACACGCAGAGCCCGGCCAGTGGCACGCCCGCCCCGCCGGTCGCGCACCGTGATACGTCTCAGGGTTCGTATCAAGATCAACAAGAGAATCGGCACCGTTGCTCTGACCTGGAGGGATGGGCTACTGTCACAGGTGTCACAGGCTCTAGATTCGTTCCCTGCGAGGCAAAATCCTCTAGAAAATCAATAAGTTGGCTGTGACACCTGTGACAGGCACAGAGAGTGACCGAGTGAATCGCATCAAATCGGACACGCGAAGGAGAACTCGTTGAACTATCAACTTGACGCTGGAGACACCAAGAAGGCCGCCCTGGACCTGGCTGGCCGGGGGTTGAAGGTCTTCCCGCTCACTCCGCGTAGCAAGGCCCCGCTCAACGGATCGAACGGCCACCTGGAAGCGACCAGCGACCCGGCGATCATCGAACGGATGTGGAGAGACGCCACCTACGCCAACGTCGGCGTCTCGGCCGCCGCGTCCGGGCTCTACATGGTCGACGTGGACACCGACCAGGAGAAGGGCAAGGTCGGCGGCGAGACCTGGGCGAAGATCTGCGGCGAGCACGGCTTCGTCGACACGTACACCGTCCAGTCCTGGACCGGCGGCCTGCACTTCTGGTACCTGATGCCGGAAGGGATGCAGTTGCGCAACACCAGCGGCCGGGCGGCCGGGCGTGGCATCGGCCCGGACGTGGACACCCGGGGCAACGGTTACGTGATCGCCCCGCCGTCCGTCGTGACGGAGATCAGCCCGAAGACCGGCCTTCCCCGCACCGGCCAGTACCGGCTGTTCAAGGACATGCCGTTCATGTACCTGCCGGAGCACCTGATCGAGATGTGCAAGGACGTCCAGCGGCCGGAGCGGGTGCAGTCCGGCCCGATCGCGGCCGAGCAGGAGGTGCTCGACCGGCTCGAAGACCTGGCCGGGCAGTTGGAGGCGGCCCCGGACGGGCAGGGGAACGCGACGGCCAGCCGGATCGCCTTCTGGTGCGGGCAGTACGTCGGGGCCGGGCAGTTGGACGAGGACGAGGTGATCGGCCGCCTGCTGGACGCCATCGCTGGCTGGACGTTCCGCAGCAACGCGGACATGACGTCGATGAACTCGACGATCATCAGGGGAGTGAAGGACGGCATGGCCAACAAGCGGGCCTGGGAGAAGCCGATCAACCCTGGCGCTCCCACGAAGTCCGCGAGCGCCGCCGTCGCGGTGCCCGCCCAGGCCGCCGGGACGTCCGCCTACGCGACGATCGTGGCCGATCCCGAGCAGATGGTCACGCCTGAGGATCTGGAGGCTCCTGAGGGCACACAGCCGCTCGGTGCTCCCCCGGTGCCGGAGGACAAGGAGTCGCAGGCCCTGTCCGACTGGGCCACGGACGTCGGGCAGGCGCAGCACCTGGCCGAGAAGATGGGCACCCGGGTGCTGCACGCCGACGGCGTCGGCTGGCACCGCTGGGACGGCTGCCGGTGGGCACCAGTCTCTGAGGACGCCATCGACAACATGATCGCCCGCTTCTACACCAAGCAGTTCCGGGCGATGGTCGACAAGTTCAAGAAGACCGAGGACGACAAGTACCTGAAGTTGGCCAAGGCGTACCGCTCGTTCCAGGCCCGTTCCAAGATGAACGCGATCCGCAACACCCTGGCGATCATCGACGGCGTGTTCGCCGACCCGGCGCAGTTGGACGCGCACGCCGAACTGCTGAACACGCCGAACTTCGTGGTCGACCTGCGGACCGGCAAGTTCTCCAAGCATGACCCGGACCTGTACTTCACCAAGGTCACGAACGGCCGCTACCGGCAGGGCTTCCGGCATCCGGACTGGGACAAGGCGCTGATGGCCCTGCCGCCGGAGCAGGCCGACTACATGCAGATCCGGATGGGGCAGGCGGCCACCGGCCACAACGCCAAGGACGCGATCTTCCTGGTCGGCACCGGCAACAACGGAAAGTCCGCGTACACCACGGAGGGCGTCTTCCCGGCGCTCGGCGACTACGCGCACATGGCCCAGCCGACGCTGATCTCCAAGGGCCAGGGCACCGGAGCGACGCCGGACCGGGCCAGCCTGCGGGGCGTTCGGTTCGCGCTGATCGAGGAACTGCCTGAGTCGCACGCGCTTTCGGTGGAGGAGATCAAGCGGATCACCGACACCGGCTACATCACGGCCCGGATGCTGCACCAGAACCCGATCACCTTCCCGGCCAGCCACAGCATGTTCGTGACGTCCAACTCGAAGCCGTCGGTGGCCGAAGTGGACTGGGGCACATGGCGTCGGCTGCTGCTGGTGGACTTCCCGTACACCTTCAAGGAGAAGCCGGAGGCCGAGAACGACCGGGTCGGCGATCCGACGCTGAAGCGGCGCATCCGCGACAACACCGACGATCAGCATGACGCGATCATCACCTGGCTGGTGGAGGGCGCGATGCGTTACTTCGCGGACCCGATGCTGGTGGAGGTGGAGCGTCGGCCGCTGGAGGTGTCCGAGGCGGTGAAGGGCTGGCAGATGGAGGCGGACCGGATCATGGCCTACTTCGTGGACCGGCTGGAGGTGGACCCAGACGGCATGGTCGCCCGGCAGGATCTGTTCACCGACTTCGTCAACTTCCTGGTAGCCCAGAACCACTCGAAGTGGAGCAGCGAGACGTTCCTGGGCCGGTTCCGGGTGCATGAACTGGTCCGCTCGGCCGGGGTGACGGAGGGCCAGGTGCGGACGGCCTCCTCGGACATCTCCCGGCCGCCGATGGCTCCCAACGTGACGTTCTCGTCGGCCCAGCCGCCGCTCCCGGCGCGCGCCCGGGTGTTCCGTGGCCTGCGGTTCAAGCGGGACGAGATGGATTGACAACCAATTGACAACCGGCTGTCACCTGCGATATTCTTGCAGGTGACAGCCGGTTTTCTATGTTGGGAGGATTACGTGTCCTGGAGCCTGCTCCTGACCTACACCGCTCAGGCCCTGTTCGTCATCGGAGTCGTCGTAGTGGTGGCAGTTGTCGTGGCGGCCATCGTGCTGGCCACCATCAAGGAGTTCCGCAAGTGAGCAACGACATGCCTGAGATCGACCTGGGGGACCTGATCCCCGCCGCAGTGCCGATCATCCGGCGCAACACCGAGACCAACCAGTTGAGCATCGAGTGGGGGCCGGACGGCAAGCCGACCGACCTGATTATCAACGCGGACATGCTGGAAGGCTTCGTCACCGAGCGGAACGTGATGGTCGCCGCGAACCGGGCGATGTACGCCGTCCTCAAGAAGGCCCGCCTCGGACAGGCCATCAACAAGGAGGACTGGGCGTCCGTCGGCCTCGCGAAGTCGCCCGTCAGGATCGACCTGAAGGCTCGCCAATGATCATCCTTGCGCACGTCCGGCCGATGGTCGGGGACGAGCCGGTGGCCGTCGAGCCGTGCCGCGTGCGGATCTTCACCAGGCCGTCCAACCGTCCGCACTGGATGGAGACCAAGGTGCTGCACGTCGGCGGACCGACGCAATGGACGTTCGTCTCCGGACTCCGGCCCTGGACCGGTGCCGGTGTGTTCGGTCTGGACGGCGAACTGCTGTACCGCATCAGCCAGGATCAGGAAGTCCACCCGGGCGAGACCCTGACGATCAACGGTATGACGGAACCGAAGCCTCTCTGAAATGTCGTACCCCACTGGGAGACTTGGCCTATGAGCAACGATCCGGACGACGAACTGTATGACCCGTACGCCAAGAAGAAGATCAGCAGCAAGGGCATCCCCGCGCTGCTGGACCCGGCCGACCGCGAGGACCCGGACCGGCCGCTGCGGACTGAAGACCTGATCCCGCGCCACGGCGGGAACGGCAGCCCGAAACTGTGGCTGCCGGACGGGAAGAAGATGAAGTACTACGGTCGCCCGTCCGGCTGGGGCGAACCGGGCGACAACAGCGAGCGGCTGGCGGCCTGGAAGACGCGCAAGACGGTGTCCGGCTACTTCGACACCGGCCAGCAGGGTGTGACGCTGCGGGCGGAGCGGTCCGTCCTGGCCGGGCCTGATGTCGATAAGGACGGCCACGACAAGGTCAACGACAAGGCTCTGCGCCTGGTGTTCGACGCTGACCGGCTCGGCACCATGAAGCATACGATGACCGAGAACTACGACCTGGGAATCCCTTTCACGCCGATCGAGGAGTACGAGTACGTCCTCACGGAGTGGGTGCGACTGACGAAGTACCTGAAGATCGTCGACCTGCCGACCGGCCAGCCGGGCGTGGAATGCTTCGTGGCGCTCGACGCGCAGCGGCTCGATCAGTTCGGCCAGCCGATGTACGACGACCAGGGCAACCCGATCATGATCCACCTGGCCGGGACGTTCGACCGGCTGTTCGAGTACCTGCCGTGCGACATCTGCGGGCGGCGCAACTACATCGCCGACCTGAAGACGTCCAGCCTGACCGGACTGATCCACGCCCAGCGAAAGACCGGCATTCAGTTGGGCATCTATAGCCGGTCCAAGTTGTACGTTCCGTGGCCTGACGGCAAGGGAGCCGACCGGTACGACCTGCCGGACGTCTGCCCGCACCGGGGGATCGTCATCTCGATCCCGCCGGAAGGCGAAGGCGAAGCGACGTTGCGCTGGGTGGACATCGCGCGGGGCATCTTCCGCGCCGTGTCGCTGATCCCCCTGATCCGTGACCACCAGCGGGAAAACGACTGGATGGTCCAGTTCACGGCCGTCCCGAACCTGTGGCGGATCATCGACCAGACCGGCAGCCAGGCGGAACTGGAAGCGCTCTGGCACCAGTACCCCGGCGACCATTGGAGCCCGGCGCTCATCGCGCACGCCTCGGCTCGCCTGGCCGTCATCAACGCACCGAAGGAGATCACGGCGTGACGAATTTCGACGAGGCGCAGTCCCGGCTGACGGCCCTGAGCAAATGGATCGACGACCACAACGCGGACAAGACGCCGCTGGAGCAGTTGCTGACGCGGTTCCTGAAGATCCATGAGGAGCGGGGCGAAGCGGCGGCCGAGATCATCGGCATGTCCGGCCAGAACCCCCGCAAGGGCGTGACGGCGAACATCCTCGACGTTCAGGAGGAGTCGCTCGACTGGGCGATCACCGCGCTCGGCGTGGTGGAACACATCACCGGCAACCGGGGCGACGCTTTCCGTCTGCTGTTCAAGAAGATTCAGGACGTGGACGCGCGGCGGCTCGGCACGCTCGGCCCGATCGCCAGCGACGTGAAGATCGACAAGTTCCTGGCTGCCACCGAAGGCGACTCGGCCGTGCCGGTCGTCGTGACTACTCCCGAGGTGGCCGTAGGCGCGCCGATGGAGTCTCGGGTTGGACACCGCCACAGTGACACCGACCCGTGGTCGGTGGACGGCAACGGCAGGCCGACCGCGTACATCGACGGCTGCCTGATCCAGGAGAACGCCACCGAAACTGTCGTACCCCCGCAGTAAAATCGTAGAGAACGAACACTGAGATCCACCTCGAAAACCAAGGAGAACCGCACCGTGGAAACCCAGAACCAGATCGACCACATCGCCATCGTCATGGACGCGAGCAGTTCGATGAACGGCCTGCGCCGCGACGTCGTGAAGGTGGTCGACGGACAGATCGCCTACCTGGCGAAGCGTTCGACCGACCTGGACCGCGAAGTCCGCGTGTCCGTCTACTCTTTCGCTGACCAGGTGAAGTGCCTGATCTTCGACAAGGACGTGCTGCGGCTCCCGTCGATCGGCGCGCTGTACCGGCCGTCCGGCATGACCGCCCTGCGGGACGCGACCATCGAATCGCAGCGGGACCTGAAGACCACGTCGGTCATCTACGGTGACCATGCGTTCCTGACGTTCGTCGTCACCGACGGGCAGGAGAACCGCTCGATGGCGTCGGCCGACACCCTGCGGAACCTGCTCGCGGGCCTGCCGGAGAACTACTCCGTTGCGACGCTCGTTCCCGACCACCGCAGCGTCCATCTGGCCGCGCAGGCGGGCTTCCCGCCGGACAACATCGCCACCTGGGATACCAGCAACGTGGAGACGGCCGGTGCCTCGATCAAGGCCGCGACCGACAACTTCATGACGATGCGCCAGCAGGGCGTGCGCGGCAGCCGGGCGATCTTCTCAACTGGAGCCGATACCGTCAACAAGGCGACCGTCCGGGCCGCGCTCACGCCGCTGGCCGGTGACAAGTACCGGCTGATCCCGGTCGCCCCGCAGGACGGCGCGGCGAAGGACCCGAAGACCGGCCAGTACCCGAAGATCCGCGTCGACAAGTTCATCAAGGACGACTGCGGCATGAAGTTCGTGCTCGGTACCTGCTACTACCAGTGGAACAAGCGCGAAAAGGTGCAGCCCGGCAAGGGTCTCGCGATCGTCGAGAAGAAGACCGACAAGGTCTTCGTCGGAACGCAGCAGGAGATCCGGGACATGATCGGCCTGCCGGACATGACGGTCAGCCAGAAGGCCGACCCGAACCCCGACTACGACATCTTCGTGCAGTCGACCGCGCCGAACCGTGGCCTGGTCGCCTTCACGAAGGTGCTGGTCATGCTGTAGAGCAGGGCTCAACTACTTCGCAGTAGCGTGAGGGGCGTCGTCCACCAGGACGGCGCCCCTCTCTGCGTCCCCAGGAGAAACACCGTGGCGAATCCCGTCGTCTCGTTCACCCCGCTCGCGCCGCTGCCCGGCCAGTTGGTCACGGTCACCGTCGACTACGACCCGCGCACCTACGTCCTGACCGGCACCGACCAGGACGGCAACATCGGCACCAACACCCTGGTCATCGGTCAGGGCTTCCTGTCCATCAGCCCGGCCAAGACGCTCACGAAGGTGTCCGACACCGGCACGCTGGCCACGTTCACCTTCACTGCCTGACGTGCCGACCACGCTGACCGGCACCGACCAGTCCGGCCTGGTCGGCACCAAGAAGGTCTTCATCGCCGGAGTCAACGTGGCCGCCGTCGTGGCCGGGGTGCCCGCGACGGCCGTCGCGAATGTCTCGCACAACACCCCGGGGCAGACGTTCAACAACATCCGGTTCGCCCGGGTCAACGGCAACGTGGCCGACTTGACCTACAACGACTGCTATTTCGAGGGCGACGACACCGACAATCCGATCTACACGGCGACGAACATCAACGCCAAGCGGATCAAGTTCAACCGGTGCGTCTTCTCCCCGAAGTTCATCCGTAACCGCAACGCCTTCAACGGGCACGACCTTGAGTTCTACGACTGCCTGATCGAGAAGACCACCGACGGCATCTCGGTCAACAACTCGAACCAGTTCAACGCGACCGGTGCCGGGTGGCAGTGCGGGATCATCTTGCGCCGCACCATGATTCGCCGCCTCACGAAGTGGACGGCCAACGCTCGCGGGATCGTCCATCCGTCCGACACAATCAGCCACAACGACGGCATCCAGTTGTTCGGCGGCCTCGGCATGGACATCGAAGACAGCGTGATCGACGCCCGGCCAGCCCGCCAGGCGGGCCACCTGTGGCTGATGGACTCCAGCGGGCACGTCTTCACCGAGGCCGAGGCGTACAACCTCCCGGACACGTATGAGCCGATCAGCGTGCCGATGGGCTCGCTGCCGGACGGCGGACCGTACGCCTTCGCCGGAGACTCCACGCACCCGGCCAGGGCATTGCCGTGGGAGGACAACGGGACCGGCCTGCTGAGCCGGGGAAGGATCAACGGGCCGGACAACGCCTGCCTGATGTTCGGCACCGTCAGCCAGGGCTACACGGGCGAGCATCGGATCGTGAACACGCTGTTCCTCGGCGGGCAGTACGCCTTCAACGGCGGCGGCAACCCGTCGCCCGGCGGCACCGCGAGCATGGGCCTCTACGACGGGCTGGTGTTCGACAAGAGCCAGGCCGTGCAGGGGCAGACGGTGAACTTCGGTGGCACCTGGACCGGCCGCGCGACGGTCACCAACTGCTCGTACATCGACGGCACCGCGATCACCGTCCGATACTGACCGATTCGTGGCCCGGCCGGTGTGCTTTCCCTCCGCTGGCCGGGCCTTTCGCTTGCCGTGACCTATCAACGACCTGTAGACTCATGGCTGCACCACAGAGAAGAAACGACAACGAGACGAGACACAGTGAGCGACGAAAACGGTTACGACGAGGACGAGTACTACGACCCGTACGCGGCTCAGGGCGGAAGCGCCGGAGCGCCGGTCATCTCCTGGAACTACTCCCGCCCCGGCGACAAGTTCGTCGGCGTCGTGGTTCCGCCCGAGCCGGTCAAGCGGCCCGACAAGGGCTACAAGATGGTCGGCGAGTACCAGCAGGGCACGGACACCGACCCGGACGACAAGGGCTGGATGGTCTGGCGTCCGAAGAACGACCTCAAGGGCTCCAAGCGGCCGGTCACCGAGCAGAAGTTCGCCGAGATGTGGCCCGACCTGCCGATTCCCAAGGGTGCCGGTCGCGTCTCCCGCACCAGCATCACGATGGCCACCACCTACAGCGGCGGCGAGTTCGTCTCGGACAACGCCAAGTTGCGGTTGCAGGACGACGAGGTGGAACTGTCCGGCGTCACCGAGCGTCGGGTGATCCTCTCCTCGCAGAACCTGCGGGAGGCGGCCAACAAGGAACTGCGTCGCATCCGGGCCACCGACGGTGCCCCGCAGGTCGGCCAGACCTGGACCGTCACGCTCGTCGACCGCGTTCCGAACGTCGGCAAGCCCGGCAAGACCTCGCACTACGAGGTGCACATCGACCCGCCGACCGACGAAACCCGCGCCCAGGTGCAGGCTTACGTCGACAACGCGCGGGCCGAGGCCGGTGACGCAGAGGACCGCCAGGACGGGGCCGACCCGTACAAGGGGCCGGAAGCCGTCAAGGCCGACGCCGAGCAGAAGCCGCCGCCCTTCTGATCCACCACGCTTGCATCCCGGCCTGACGGCCCGGCAGGCTGTTGCTCAGAGCCAGCCAGGCGGCGTGGCCCCGGCCGTGTGCACACGGGGCACCCAGCGAACGACTTTCCCTGCGACAGAGAAGGATTCAGAGAATCATGCCGAAGGAATTCGACCCCAGCAAGTTCCTCAAGCAGGCCAACGACACGATCGAGGCCGCGAAGACCCGCAAGTCGGCCCTGGAGACCAAGAAGGTCGAGGCCGCCAAGAAGGTCACCGTCGCCGAGGACGCCCAGAAGGCCGCCGCCGCCGCCAAGCAGAAGGCGGTCGACGCCGCCAAGGCCAAGGTGGTCGACCTGGAGGTGAAGATCGCCGCCGAGCAGGCGCTGATCGAGCGGACCCAGTTGTTCGTGGACGGCCGGTCCGAGAACGTCGTGGAGCAGCCGCCCGCGCAGGTCATCGTGCCGGAGGGCACGCCGTCCGAGGGCGAGTTCGGCCAGTTCTGATCCACTGATCGTCGGCGGGGCCGGGTAACCTTCGGGTTGCCCGGCCCCTTCTGATTCTGGAGACCCTGCGTGGCGACGAAGATGTGCGTGAAGTGCGGCGCGTCGAACAAGCGACCCGGCGGCCAGAAGTGCGAGGAGTGCTGGCTGCTGGAGCAGGCTCCAGAGATCCAGGAGATGGCCGCTGAGAAGCGCCTGGCGTGCGTGCCGGAGCCGCTACGGCGGGCGGTGGTGCCCGCCACCGAATGGCCGGTGGGACGGCGCTGGTGTGCTGGCTGCCAGTCCTTCCGGCGACTGACCGAATGCACGAAGTCCCGCTGCTCGGCGTGCGCCTCGCTGGCGAACTGGGACTCGTACCTGCGCCGGACGTACACCATCCACGGCAGGCCGTTCACCGGGGAGGACTACAAGATCCTCTTCAAGGAGCAGGACGGGAAGTGCCGGATCTGCGGTCGTCGTTCGATCGGCAAGCGGATGGCCACCGACCACGATCACAACTCCAACGAGGTGCGTGGCCTGCTCTGCCCCGGCCAGGAGTGGGGTTGCAACTACGCGATTCTCGGGAAGATCAAGGACGTGGCGATGGCCCGGCGGATCGTCGGCTACCTGGAAGAGAACTTCGCGCACTCGGTGATCAAGGAGTAGTTGACAACCGCTTGTCAACTGGAGTACTGTTGTCTCATTGAGCGACCGAGACGACTGCCCCCGATGGAAGGATGATCATGAAGGTCTCCCTGTTCGGCACCGACAGCGAGGGCGACAAGGTGTGGCTGGACGAGAAGTCTGGCCGGGTCACCTACAACGACACCCAGCAGGGCGCGGAGTGGACCTTCGAGTGCGGCGGCGGCGTCAGCCCCGAGGACTACGAGAAGCGAGTCTGCAAGATCACCAACCGGGTCGCGCCATGACCTGCACCTGCGTCCCGTGCACGACGCCCGCCTTCGGGCATCCGACGATCGATCACTGTGCCGCCTGCTGCGCCGGGTCGCTCGTCGAACAGTACGACCACGACTGTCCGATCGAGAGCCACAGGGTTCTCGCCGTCCAGCAGTTCGGACCGAAACAGGAGGCACCGCAGTGACCCAGCAGTACAGCAGCGAGCCGGACAACGAGGGCAGCAACGTCCCGAAGCGTCCGGAATTCAACGCCACCTTCACCGGCTGTGACGTGGACGGCGTGCCGATCTCCGGCACGTTCGCTACGAACGACCAGGTGGCCGCGTCGTTCGCCGACTCGGACATCGAAGGCGTCAGCATGGCCAACGCTGTGCGAGCCGTCCTGTCCGAGGTGACCGACTTCGCCGTCGAGCCGAAGGCGCACCTGGCCGGGCCGGTGACCCTGATGTCCGGCACCACGGGCACCTTCACGATCGCCGACTACGAAGGCGTCGAGTACGAGGTCTTCGTCCGGACGCGGCCCGTCTGATGGCGAAGATCTTCCTCGACACCGAGACGACCGGGCTCGACCCGGACAACGGCATGGACGAGATCTGGGAGTTGGCCGCCGTCAAGCGGGGCACCGAACTGATGCCGCACATGGAGTCGCTGCACCTGTTCGTGGAGCATGACGTCGACAAGGCGATGCGGCTGCCGGAGCCGTTCCTCACCGACTACCTGCGGCGGTACGACCCGGTCCAGGCCGTCAGCCGCCGCCGGGCCAGCACCCTGCTGTGGGACCTGTTCGCGCGAGTCGACGGCGAGCCGCGCCACGAACTGATCGGTGCCGTACCGGATTTCGACACGGCCGGACTGCGGCAGTTGATGGGCGTGACGCGGTCGAAGTCGCCGTGGCACTACCACATCACCGACGTGGAGACCCTCCTGCGGGGATTCCTGGCCGGGCGCGGCGTGTCGGTGCCGTTCCCGATCGACTCCGACGAACTGTCCCGGCTGGTCGGTGTGGACCCAACGCTGTTCGACCGGCACACCGCGATGGGCGACGTGCTGTGGACGATCGCCAACCACGACGCGGTGATGGGAGGCGCGCTGTGACGACCGGCCTGTTGGAGGGGTTGGCGTCCGAGGTTGAGAACGACATCGAATTCACCTGGCGCGTCTGGGGTTCGATGGAACCGCTGGTCGTCGTCAAGTTCGAGAAGGTGTCGCTGATGCGCTGTCCGATGTGCAACCGGCCGCTGGTAGCGCACATGATCCTGGAACTGGCGGACGCCTGGTTCCACTCCATGACCCTCCACGACTTCCACTGGCGTTTCAACGACGCCGGACTGGACCAGATCACGGGAGGAAGATCGTGAGTGATCTTGTGCTGGTGCTCGTGGAGGACGAGAACGACGAACTGCCCGCCGCAGGTGAGGCTTTCGACCAGCCACCGGTCGACGCCTTCGGCCTGATGAACGAGTACGTCGGTCTGCTGTGGGGACTCGGCGACGACCGACTGTTCGCTCGTGGACCCCGCACCGAAGGCAAATGGGTTGTGGTCGAGGTGGCCCTGGACGACCTGAAGAAGCGCCGGGACATCGTCGCGTTCCGCCGGGGCCGGGTCCTGCTGGCCGGGTCCTTCGTCGAGGCGGCCACCTACATCAACGAGCGGCTGCCGAAAACCCACCAGGACGAATGGGATTCGCTGTCGCGCTGGCCGCACAAGGCGTACATCGTCGACCTGGAGTCCCGGGCCGATCAGGAATGGAACGACGAGGACTACAACGCCGACAGCGAGCGCAACCGGGCGCAGATCCCGTTCGGCCCGCTGGCGAACTGCTACTCGTCTGAGGTGGACGGCACGGTCGACCTGTTCGAGTTCGGCCCCGGGCTGATCCTGGACGACAGCGACGACCCGTTCGGGCTGCCGCCGATCCGGATGGTCAAGCACGAGAACATGCACACCGTCGCGATCGACATCGACCACGAGGTGAAGGTGATCGGCTCCAGCACGGAGGGCCATTACCACCTGCTGATCGACGTGCCGATGCCCTGGTGGAAGTATCGGCGGCTGCTGAAGGCGATGAAGGTCGCCGGGATCATCGAGCCGGGGTACTACGCGGCGGCGGTCGGCCGCCGGGCGACGTTCCTGCGGCTGCCGTGGGTGAAGAAGTACTGATTCGGGAGGAGGTGATCGCTGATGAGCCGTGACCCTGGACCGTCGCCCATTGCTCCGAACCCGGGGCCTGGGACGCCGCCGCCGAGGCCGGGCACCGGGAGCCCGCCGGTCCGCACGCCGAGCCCGAGGACGCGGTAGCACCACCCGAAGGGGACTTGTCATACAGTTGACAAGTCCCCTTCGGCGTTGGTAAACTCAAGTCATGACGAAGAAGACCGAGATCAGCACCATCACCCTGAAGAACGCCTCCGTCGACACCAGTGCTGCGGTCATCGACCTGGTGCTGGCCGAGATCGACCGTCGGCCGCACCTGAAGAACGGCCTGGTCGACCTTCGGGTGCAGGGCCGCAACGCCCTGCACATCCAGGTGAAGGACGAAGGCGTCATGCTCCACGTCGCCAACGCGCTCAGCCTGCCGACCGCCATCGAGCAGGTCATGCGCCTGATCGGCAAGGCTTACGGCCGGACCGGCAAGGTCGGCACCGTGGACGTCACCGTCTGGTACATCGAGCACTGATGCCGGAACGTCACTGGGTCATCGACCTCTCGGAAACGCAGCCCGGCCGCTGGTTCGTCACCGGCCTGGGCGTCCTGGGCGCGATCGGCATCGCGAAATGGGCACCGGAAATGCTTCCGGTCACGCTGCTCGCGGTGCCGATCGCCTACCTGGTCCACCAGGACCAGTCCGACCGCAAGCCTCTCTGGAGATTCAGGAAGGACCGGGCATGAACCGTTGCAAGGACAAGCAGAACTGGGTGGTGACCATGCGCAACTGCAACCAGTCCGCCTTCAACGGCTACAAGGTCACGCCGTCCGACTACAGCGAGATCTGGTGCGCCCTGCACGGTCACTTTTGGCGCAGCAAGGCCAAGTACGTCGACACCGTCCCGGACGCGAAGTGGGTGATCAAGCCGTGAAAGACGCCGTCGGAACGCAGATCAAGGTGGACGACCTGGTCGCCGCCTACGCGGGCAACGACGTGGTGCTCGGGAAGATCGTCAAAATCCTCGGCATGAGCAGCATGATCGACGCCGAAGTGATCGCCACCGCCAACCTCGGTGGTCCGCTCGTCTACCAGACCGGGCACCCTGTCGTCCGCCTGCATCGGGCGCACGTCGTGAAAACCCACGAACAGGTAAGGATTCCATCATGATGTTCGATCGGATCGGCGAGGAGGTCACCGTCGGCTGCAACGTGGCCGTCCTCCGGCCGGGCGGCGGTGCCGCCATCGGGCGGGTGAAGGACATCATGGGCACCACCGTCGCCGTCCAGGTTCGGTCCGAAATCGACGGCCAGTTGAACATCCGGCCGGGCCGCCTCACCGAGCAGGTGCTACCGCATTACATGCTGGTCCTGAAGTGAACGCGCGGGCGGGAGTCAACACGGCATGGGTCGGCTGGTTCGCCAGCCTGCCGGTGACCGTGTCGGCTCCCGTCTGGTCGTCGGCCCACCTGGCTGGCACGACGATCCTCCTGCCCGGCCAGGGCATGAAGGACGCGCTGGCGGGTTTCATCCTGGCCGGGCTGGCGTCGTTCCTGCCGGACCTCGACCACCACAACTCGACGGTCGGCCGGTACGTGCCCCGCTGGATCAGGGGCCTGATGGGCGGGCACCGGATGCTCACCCACTCCGCTCTCTCCGTGCTGTTCGCGTGGGGCCTGACCGGCTGGCTGCTGAGCAACTGGACGCTGGCTCACGCGGTCGCGATCGGCTGGGGGCTGCACATCTTCATCGACATGCTCACCGTGGACGGCGTGGGCTTGTTATATCCGCTGGTCAAGCATAAGATCCGCATCGGCTGGATGGTGACCGGCTCGAAAAGCGAAGACCGGTTCGTGACCGGCGTGCAAATGCTCGGAGGGATGGTCGCCGTCTGGTACGGGGTCCTGATCATCCTTTCCAGCGGAGGCACCTGAGTGAGCGTTCCCGGCTCGCTGACCATGACGGCCAGCACCATGCAGAACATGATCCGGATGTGCAGGCTCCAGCGACCCCAGGAGTCGTGCGGCTTCATCGTCGCCGAGAAGGGCTCCAGCCTCGGCGTGCGCGTGCACTGGATGCGCAACGTGTCCGAGAAGCCGATCACCACGTTCAAGATGCACCCGGAGGAAGTCCGGCTGGCGTACGCCGACTTCGACCTGGCCGCCGAGGAGCCGGTGGCGATGTTTCACAGCCACCCAACCAGCGAGCCGATCCTGTCCGACACGGACCTGCGGATGGCGGCCGACACGTCCCTGGCGTACCTGGTGCTGTCCTTCGCGGAGACGAAACCTCGCGCCCGCGCCTACCAGGTACAGCACTTCATCGGCAACAGCATCTCGATCGAGATCCCGATCAGCGTCCAGGCGAACAGCATGATGCAGGCCATGACGCTCCCGGCCGGGCCGTGGGCGCTGGCCGAAGGCAACTACGTGCGGATCTCCTACCAGCGGACCACGAACCGGCCGCTGTCCACCAACGTGGCGCACGTCATCGACTGCGACGGCGACGTGGTGCGGCTCGACCCGGACAAGAAGATGGCCGCCAAGCAGATCCCCCTCGCACGCATCCGCAGCATCCACGTCCTGCGTGAATCGTTGCGCGGCAAGGCAGTCCGCTCGGAACTGCGCTCGTACGCCGGGGAGGCGAAGACCCTCCTGGCCGGGTCCGACGTGATGGCGCTGCCGTCCCTGCTGGACGCGCTGCACAAGGCGTTCCCGCCGAACATCGAGATCACGATGGAACCGGCTATCCGATGATCGAGTCGATGACCTTCGTCGGCGGCCCCCGTGACGGCGAGCCGAAGCGCGTGCGCATCCCGGACGGCGCGAAGCCGAACCGGGTGCGGGTCGACGGCGTCGTCTACTACGTCCGGCAGGCGCACGTCGGCCTCGGCCGGGTGCTGGTTGCCGAAGAGGCGATCCAACTGTACGAGGAGCCGCCGGTATGAGGGTCGTCCGGCTGGAGCCGGGCCACAGGTGGCATGAAACCTTCATCACTCTGCCGGACAAGACCAGGTACTACCTGGAGCCGGTTCTCGTCCAGCCGGTCAGGATCGACTGGAACGAGATCGGCGTGCAGTTGCTCGACCACTCTCTCGAAACGGTTCAGTGGTCGGTGGAGCGGCTGGTGCCGAGGCTGGCCGCCTGGTACGGGGTGGAGTACGGGCTGATCGGGCCGAAGACGTCCCTGCGGGAACTGAAGCGTCGCCGCAAGCCGAACCCCGGCGTGTGGTGACGGGGACTCGGTACGGCTCTCCTTACCTCGCGCCACAGCCGCAGGGTGGCCGGGAAGCCAAGCGCAGGGTGGCCTTCACCCCAGGTGTTCGACCGGCTTGAAGTGACCGGCCAGGCGCAGGCAGGCGTCGAGGTTCTTGTCGAACGGCGGCGAGGGCACGATCTGCTCGGCGGTCAGCACTTGCGCCACGAACCGTTCCAGCGAGCGGGTCGGCCGCTTCGCGGTCACGACGACCGCTTCGTCGCCTCGGGCCGCCCACCAGGAGCGGGTGAACTCGGTGGCCCGCCTGCCTTCCGGCGTCCTGCCTTCCGGGCAGTCGATGCCGAGCAGGCGGATGTGCTGTTCGGTGTGGACGTAGAAGCCCAGGTCGATGTCCAGCACGAACGTGTCCGCGTCGATCAGGCGCACCAGCCGAGCCCGATAGTCGTACATCAGTACGTCCTCACGTTGCCGACGCGCTGCACGGGGATCTCCGGGTCGTCCGTGAACTTGATCCACACCGTGTACTTGCGTCCGGCCACCAGGGTGAAGTCGGTGCCTTCGCCGATCAGGATGCCCCGGCCGCCGTCCAGCAGGGTGGCCGTCACCCAGTCGGCCGGGCGAGCGCCCGGCTCCGTCAGGGTCACCTCGAAGGCGCTCGTCGGCACACCGTCGGCGGTCACCGTGATCGGGCCGACCCACTCCTTGGTCTCCGCAGCGACACTCCACTGCGTGAGTTCGTCAGCCATCCTGGTCCCTCAATCCGGCGGTGATCCGCCCCTGTGTCGCGAGTCCTGTTGAGACGCGGCCCTGTTCAGCCAGGATAGTGCCAATGCGGCCCTGGTCAGCGAGGATGCCCACCAGGTCCACGTCCCGGCCGTCCGGGTCGACACCCAGGACTATCGTCGGCGAGCCCCAGGCAGCGCTGGTGCCGATCCCGGCCAGGCGCAGCCGCAGGTGCAGCGTCGGCAGACCGAACGCTTCCCCGGTGCCGATCCCGGACGGCGAGATGGTCGCCCGGGTGCTGATGGATGGCGTGCCGAACGCCTCGCCCGTAGTGATGCTGGCCGGGATGATCGGGGTGTAGCCGGGGCCGACGATCGGGCTTCCCCACGCCTGCCCCCACGGGATGCCTGCCGGGGAGATGACGGCGGCCCCCGGCAGCGTGTCCGGTTGGCCCCACGCTTCCGCGCTGGCGATCCCGGCCACGCTGATGACGACCGGCTGCGGCTTGACCGCCGTCTCGCCCCACGCTTCGGCGGACGGCAGGCCGACGGGCAGCGCCGGGCCGGTGTCGATCCGGGGCGTGCCGAACTGTTCGCCGGTCGCGATCGGCGGCGGGAGGATCGTCGGTGCCGGGCCGGGGATGAGCGCGGCGGTTCCCCACTGCTCCCCGGTGGGGATCGTGACGGGGCTGAGCCGGGCCCCGCCCGCGCCGACGAATGGCTCGCCCCACGTCTCCCCAGTAGGCACGCCGGACGGCGCGACGTTGGACGCTCCCGGCACGACGGACGCGGTCCCGAACACCTCGGCCGACGCGATGCCGGAGGCCGTCAGCGCCCGGCTGATGGCCGGTGCGCCCCACTGTTCGCCGGTCGCCACCCCACCCGGCGCGACGACGCTGACGATGGTGGCCGACCCGAACGCCTCCGCGCTGGCCAGGCCGGTGGGCGTGACGCTGCTGCGGATCGTCGCGGTGCCCCACGATTCGCCGGAGGCGAGCCCGCTCGGTGCCACCACAGCAGCCCCAGGCTGGACGCTCCCGGCCCCGAACGCCTCGCCGCTCGCAATCCCCGCCGGAGCGATGACGGCAGCCGCAGCGGCCACCGTGGCGCTGCCGAACGCGGCGGCCGACGCGATCCCCGCCGGGGCGACAGCCGCCTGGCCGGGCACCACCATGCTGCTGCCGAACGCCTCACCGCTGGCCAGCCCGGACGGGCTGACGGCGACCACGACGATGCCAGCGGTCGCCGACCCGAACGCCTCGGCCGACGCGACCCCGGCCGGGCTGATCGTCGCCTTGCTGGTGACCGTGGCCGACCCGAACGCCTCGCCAGTCGCCAGGCCGGACGGCGCGACGCTGACGGAACCGGGCGCGACCGTGTCGGAGCCGAACGCGGCGGCCGACGCGATCCCCGCCGGGGAGACAGCCACCTGGCCGGGCGTCACCGTGTCGGAGCCGAACGTCTCGCCGGTCGCCAGGCCGGTCGGGGCCACGGCCACCGAACCGGGCGTCAGCAGGGCGCTGCCCCACTGCTCGGCCGCGATGATCCCGGCCGGGGTGACGTTCACCGAGCCGGGGGTGAGCACCTGCGTGCCCCACGATTCGACGGTCGCCAGGCCAGCCGGGGTCAACGTCTGGGTCGGGATGCCGATCTCGGTACCGGACCCGAAGTTCATCCGCAGGTCGTCGAGCCAGAAGTCGACGGTGAACGAACCGCCTGCCTTGCCCCAGCGGATCGTGTCGATGTTGCCGCCCGTGCCGCCGGTCAATGCCGGGACGGCCACCACCAGGGAGCCGGACGAGTCGTACACGTTCGACGTCATGCTCAGCGCCGACGCGACGCCGGTCGCGCCGGTCACCACGGCCTCGACCCGATACCAACCGGCCGTCGAGATGGTCGCGGTACTGGCCGTCCCGGTGCCGCCCGTGATGAAGACGTTGCGGAACTGGTTCGTCGCGGTCATCTGCACGCGAGCGACGTTCACCGCACCGGCAGCGTTCCGGAACACGATCGGGCCCTGGATCTCGCCGCCGGGTGATGTGCCGATGTAGATCCAGCAGTGCGCGGCGACGCTGGACGAGGCGGTGTCCGCCGAGTCGACGATCGCCGCCGTTGCCGCCGTCGTGATGTTGAACCGCAGCGACATCGTGCCGTACTTGGCCTGCGCCGATGAGTACGTGCACATGCCACCGCCGGTCGAGACCGACGAGAACGCCGGGTCGCCGAAGTCGTCCGAGTTCGCGACAGACGGTTGCGTCCCGCTGGACTGACCCTCGAAGCCCCAGGGGCCGATGAGACCGGGCACCTGGGGCTCCTATCGGGTGAGAAGTGCTGCGGCAGAGGCGGCTACGGCCCTAGAGGGTAAAAATTTTGTTACTGCCGTTATCGAACTGTACTACCACGTCCCCACCATTGGGCGTGACCGGCAGACCGGTGGCCGTGTCGATGTAGCCGATGAGACGCTGCGCGCTGGAAGCGACGTCCGCGCCGCCGGTCACGGCGCTGGCCTGGTAGATCAGCAGGCTGGTGATCGCTGCGCCTGCGGCCACGGCGGTGAACGTTGCGTCGGCCGCGTCGGCGGTGCCGTTCGTGCCGGTCTTCGAGCCGAGGGTGGCCGTGGCCACCAGGGTCGCGCCTGCGCCGGTCGCGTCGGAGACGAACTTGTGGCTGGACGAGAAGGTGTAGCCACGGACGGCCGAGATCTTGATGGTCGCGGTGTCCCAGTCGATCTCGCCGAGCAGGAAGCCCTCTCGTCCCGGTCCCAGGAGTTGGTTGGCCACGGTGGTGCTCCTAAACGTCTGAAGGGCCTAGCACACGCTAGGACCCCCAGAGTAATCGGATCAGTCCTCCTGGGCCTCGCGGTGCAACCCGTACCGCATGTCAACGCTGTCGCGGTCGCAGGGGTAGCGCTTCGTGAAGCCAGGCTGGGCCGAGACGATCCGGTCCGTGTCGTAGGCATCGTTCGCGGCCCGGTTCTTCGCTTCGTACCGCCGCCACTCAGCCTCGGCGCTCTCGCTGATGCCCCGGTAGACGTACCGGCCGACCGGGCGACCGTTCGTGCCCCGGTAGGTGCCCGCCGTGGTGGTGGCCGCCCGCTTGCCGTTGCCGCTCACCGGATCGCCCCGGGCGGCGTGCGGCTGCCGTCTCCGAGCCCAGCCGGGAAGGTGTGCTGCGGGCAGACGTACTGCGGCTTGATCGCCAGGTCGATCTTCCCGGCAGCCTCGTCGACCACCTCGGCCAGGCCGCCGGACTGGAGCACCCGATAGGTCTCCGACTTCTTCCCGGCCGTGACGTGCAGGATCGCCCCCGGCGGGAGCGCCACGTCCACGTACTTCCCGCTGTAGATGCCGCCCAGTAGCGAGATCATTCGTTCACCTCCGCGCTCAAGCCGTCCTCGGCCACGATGTACTGCTCGTACGTCTTGCCCTGGAAGACCCAGAACGCCTCACCGGGTCCGGCGCTGGTCTCGTGCGTGCAGCCGCTGAACGCGCCGCCCAGCAGTTTCACCTTCACAGCAGGTCTTCCTTCCTGACCACCTGGTGCGCGGCCTTGTTCGAGGCGATGCCGGTCAGGTTGACCGCCTTGCCGCCCCGGGCCACCTTGTAGACGGCCGGGCCGATGAGCGGGGTCCAGTGGTCCGTGACGTGCAGCAGGTCGCCGGGCTTCAGGTCCGATTCGACCCGCCTTCCGCTGAACGATCCGCCGATCAGTTTGATCTTCACAGGTCGATCACATCCTCTCCTCTGACGACCCAGTTAAGGCCGTTGCTGGCGGTGACGTACCGGCCGTCCACCTCGCGGGCGACACCGTTGGCGTACACCTTGTAGTTGCTGTTCGGCAGGCCGGAGCAGGTGACCCGGATGCCGTCGCCGGTCTTCACCGACCGATCACCCATGTCGATGCCACCGCCGTTCGCGATGCCGCCGCTGAACTTGATGATCATGGCAGGTCCCCTTCCCAGATCTCGTGCCGCTTGCCGTAGCACTTCTTCCGGCCGCTGGTGTCGACGGCCTCGCCGTTCTCGTTGATGATCACGAAGGCATCGTCGGTCGGGTCCGGAGCGCCCTTCAACGCCTGCCGGATGTTGGTCGGCGCGTTGCCCTTCATGATCCGGATGACGTCCTCCTCGTGGAAGCGCACCTCCGGGTCGCTGATCGACCGGCCGCTGTACGGACCGGAGACGATCGGGATCAGCGGACTGTCCTTCATGGTCATGGCTGCAAGTCCTCCTGGTTCACGGTGTGTGTGACTGCCGCGTTGCGGGCGGCGTGCGAGCGGATGTGGACCTTGACCGCCGCGCCTTCGTCGTCGATCAGGTACGGATGCCGGTCGCCGTTCGGCCGGAGGATCTCGATCAGGTGATCCTCGTGCATAGTGATCCCCGGATCGGACACCTTCATGGCGTCGAAGTATCCACCAACCAGCCGAACGTACTTCGGATCGTTCACTGCTGTACCTCCTGGTTGTCGTTCCAGCGCTTCGTTCCCAGTTCGATTCTCCGGTAGTGACCGGACACCACCGCGCCGGGCGGCAGGGAGATGCCGTCGGTCACCACCACGCCGAGCGGCTCGACGTCGAAGGCGGGGCCTTCATGGTCGCCGTCGTGGTAAAGCGAGCGGGTACAGGTGGCGGACCACGGCTCGTCGCCGAAGTAGGGGAGGAGACAGGTGGTCATCGCTTGTTCGCCTGCGTGGCCTGGACGGTGGCTGCATTGATGCGCATCATCAGGCGCTGCGCCTCGTCGGTGGTGAGCCACACGCGGTGGCCCTTGATCTGCACGTAGACGCCGACGTCGGTGCCGTCGTCGCGGTCGTGGGACACCTCGGCCCAGGACCGGATCTCCTTCTGCATCAGTTCACCTCCGTCACGAAGATCGGTTCGCTGATGCCAGCGAACCGGCGCTCGCCGCCGTAGATGCCCGGCACGAACTTGGACCAGGCGCTGCCCTCGGGGGTGTAGATGTCGGACCAGCCGTTTCTCTCCAGCCAGTCCTTGACGCGCCAGTCCTGGTCCGCGTCCTCCACCTGGAGGACCGCGATCGGCATGGCCTTGTAGCCGGTGCCGTCGTGCTCCATGATGACTACTGTTCTCATGGATGTAGTCTCTCACAGTTGGCAAGCGGTTGTCAACGCAAGAAGCCCGGCCGGGCGACGCGCACCTGGCCGGGCTTCTGGTGGATCTACCGCTGGGGGGCGCGGGTTTTCGTGGCTGACTTGACCTTACACATGGACCGCTGCTGGTTCACCGCACCGACCGACCGGCCCAGTTCCTTGGCCAGTTGGTACGCCGTCTTCTGGTACCGGCGGCCGTCCTTCTTCGCGGTGATCTTCTTGATCTCCGCGTCCGTCCATTCCTTGCGCCGGTTGACGCCCGGTCCGGCCGCGTTCCGCTTGTCGGCCAGCATCTGCCGGTTGCCCTCCGTGCAGACCGTGCAGGTGCAGCCGTAGTTCGCGTAGCCGGACGCGCCATGCTCCGGCGGCTCCTGGCCGAACCGCTTGTCCCGCGCCTCTTTCGCGCGCCGGGAATTGCCGTCCGTGCACACGTCGCACCGGCACATCCAGCGAGGGTCGCCGTACCGGCGTGACGTGCCGTGCGCGGGACCAGTCTTGGTGCTCATTTACTGCGTGTCTCCTTGGTTCTCGTCGGTCCAGTACGGTCCGGTGATCTGGTCGTAACGAACGGGCTTGCCGATGTCTGGCGGACGCGGGACGTTCGCCTCCGGATACAGGAAGGCATGCTCGATCTTCATCGTCGCCTCCCGATACGTGAAGCGGGGCGGCCACTTCCGCATCCACAGCGGACCGAGCCAGGTCTGCCCATGCGTCTCCTTCCAGTGGTCCCACCAGGTGGCCGGGAAGCGAGCGCGAGCGCTGTACTCCTCCTCAGCCAGATGCTCAGCCAGCACGGACTTCGTCAGCCGCATCAGCAGCAGCCGGAAGAAGTGGTCATGATGGACGCTGAACTCCAGGTTCTCCAGCATGTTCACCGGGATCTGCTGTGCCGCAGCGAACTTCCGCCACTCCAGGACCACCGTCTCCGGTGTCGGCAGGTCCGCCATCAGATCTCCTCGCAGAGAGCCTCAACGCACTTCTTGCAGAGGACGACCTCGACCTTCTTGTCGTTCACGTCCTCCTCGTACGGGTCGAGCATCTTCTTGCCGCGCTTGCTGCCGCAGCCTTCGCAGACTGCCATCAGAACTCCCATCCTGGTCGTGGTTTCGCGTTCCACTCGCGGGCGGTCACCTCGTGGCCGGACGTGTCGGACCAAACGCCGAACGGATGCTCGGGCGTCGAATGCATCCAGCCTTGGCCCTCCCTCCAGACGGCCGGGCTCTTGCAGGTGTCGCACCACGGATGACGATCGTCGGTCGGTGCGTTTTCCTTACTCACGCCGCCTCCAGCAGGTGATTGAACTTCTCGGGCAACTGTTCGGTGGGCATCCCCAGCCGCAGCAGGGTCGCCCAGTCTTCCTGGTCGTTGTCGTAGTTCGCGTCGCCGTCGGACGGGTCCGGCACCCAGAAGGTCTGCACCTCGAACGGCTTGCCGTCGCCGATCTGAATCGTCGCGCGACCCTTCAGGTTCGAGGGGATGTCGCGGCCGACACTGCTGTCGCCATACAGCCAGCCCGCCCGGATGCCGTCGATCGCGCCGACGCTGGCCCGGCCGGGCATGTTCTGGCGGACGCCGGACTTGCCGAAGATCAGCGCGTCCGGTGACTGCGTGGCGATCACGTTGTGGATGCCGCACCGACGGGACATGGCCAGCAGGCTGGCCACGGCCCGCACTGCACGCGGAACCCGTTCTCCGGAGCGCTTGTACGGCTCACCGTTCTCGTCCTTCTCACCGCTCTGCCACAACTCCAGCATGGCGTTGTAGAACTCTTCCTGCTCGTCCCAGAAGTTAATGATCTTCTTGAACTGGGACATCACCGCCCGGCCAGCCTTCACTTCCCGGTACCGGCGGTCCATCTCGGCTTTCATGCCGATCGCGAAGGCCCACAGGTCGTGCGGGTCGGTGACGATCTTCTTCACGCCCGGCCAGCCCTGGAAGCCGATCATCTCGATCTGTTTCGGGTCCAGCAGGTTCATCTCGACGTTGTCGTTGGTCGCGGCCGACTGGCTGGCGGCGATCAGCATCGCCCGCATCATGGCCGTCTTGCCGGACATCGTCTCCCCGGCCATCAGGATGTGCGGCGTCACCAGCAGGTCGAACTCGGCCCCGTCAGCGACGGGCAGGACGTGCCACTTCCGCTTCGGGTCCAGGCCCGGATGATGCACCTTGCGCGGCAGCGGCGGTCGGCGGGTGAACGTGGCCTTGTCCTCCGCCGTGTTCCAGTCGACGATCCACCGGTCGCCGATCTTCGCGGTGATCTTCTCCTGGAGGCTCCACCGCTTGTCCGACTCATGGTCGGCGAAACCTGTTCCGGCGTAGGACAGCACGAACGATTCATGGCCACCTCGGGCGGTCACGCTGCCCTTCAGGCCCATCACCTCGCGGGCTGCTTCGACGATCCGCTGCGTGTCGATCGCCTCCTCCTGGCCGGGCTCGTCGAGCATTTCCGGGTCGGCCGAAATGATCCGCCGGGGGCGGCGCATCCGCCAACCTTTCTGGACCAAATAGGTGGAGAAGAGGGTGGCCTCGATCAGCACGCCGTTCACCAGGTCGTCGATCATCTCCTGCTGACCGTTGACCCAGAAGTTCCAGGTGGCCGGGAAGACCAGGCCGCACACGGCAGCCCGCCGCCAGAACGGCCCCCAGTCCTTCTTCGGCCGGTTGCGGACCGCACGCCGTCGATGCTCCTCGTAGGTCTTCCGCTTGTGGCAGGAATTCCAGCGGGTGGAGCCCTTGGTGTAGCAGAGCAACTGGAGGTTGTCCGGGTCCAGCCGGTCCTCCGGGCGCGAGTCCGCCTCCGGGACGATGTGGTCGACCTGAAGCGCCGTGCGCACGAAGTACTTGCCGCAGCCGTCGCAACGGAACTCGGACGGCTTGCGCGGGTTCTGCCGGATGTCGAACACCTGCTGCCGGAGGCTGCCGGTGATCTTCGTCTGGCTCACTTCTTGCCCTCCTTCGCCGCCCTGACGATGCTACGGACGATGCCCGTGGCGACCTGGAGGATGAGCGTTCCCCAGACGGCGACCTGAAATCCACCGGCCCAGTACCAGTGATCCATCAGAGCCCCTTACGCTTGCGGTTCGCCCACTTGGCGGTGGCGGCCACGAAAGCCTCCAGGGCAGCCACCATCTCGTCGGCGTCCGGGTCGCGGTAGTTCTCGATGCTGGGCGGGACGTACTCGCCGTCCTCGTCGTACGACGCTTCGATCCGGCGCGTCTCGCTCAGGCCGTTGTTCATGGCCAGCCGATCGAGCGCCGACCAGGCGCGGCTGTGCACCGTGCGGATCTCGGTCAGCGCCTCGCTGGTGTCCTTGCGGCGGTCGGCGGCCATTACTTGCAGGCCGGGTCGGCGATGGCGCTGATGGAGCCGAACGCGCCGTCCTCGTGGAACAGGACGTACACCCGGATGCCGGGCCGGTCGCACTTCGTGGCGTAGTTGCTGAAGCCGTCCGGCATGTAGCCGACGTCGGCCTTGTCGTGGTTGCCCTTGGCGGTCGGAGCGTCGTTGTTGTGCTGGCTGTACTTGCTGTCCTCGTCGCAGGAGGAGGCGGACAGCAGGACGACGCCAGCGACCAGGCCGAGCGACAGGACGACGCTGCGGAGGTTCTTCATGGTGACCCCTTGATCGTGTGCAGGTGATGTCTCAACATTACTACCCTTGTCATGCGCCTGTCAAACGAAAGCCCGGCCAGCGGCGGGGCTGGCCGGGCTTGTCGCGGAGGAACGATCAGGCGTTCAGCAGGCTCGGGTCCGCCTTCAGTGCGTTCTCCCACCGGTTGAGCGCCGTCTGCCCGGCACTCTGCTTGATGTCGCGGTGCAGGTGCTCTTTCGTTTCCAGCACGTACCGGTCGGCGTCCCAGGCGTCCTTCGTGCCCCGGGCCGCCAGCCACGCCTTCCACAGCGGGTGCGTGCCGATCGGCCAGCGGACCTGGTCCTTCTTGTCCTGCGACTCCTGCGGAGCCAGGGTCGCCTTCACGACCTTCTCGCGCCGGGGGGTCGGCGCCGGGGCGACGGGGAGGTTCTCGATCTTCTCCGTCAGGGCGGCGATGCGGCCCAGCAGTTCCTGCTCACCCGTCCGCCCGGTCGCCAGCAGGCGCTCCATCTCGCCACGCCAGTCCGGGTAAGCCTCGATCGCCGCCACCGGCACCACGTCGACCACCTCCGGCTCGTCCTCCACCTTCGTCGGCAGCAGCAGCGCACCGGTACCGCCCAGGATCATGCCGTCCACCAACAGCGACGTGAGGATCGCCGTCGCGATGTTCAGCACGTCCTGCAACCCGTCCGGCACCTTCACCGCTGAAGCGTCCAAGCCGACCAGCGTCAGGTGAGCGAACGACACCAGAGCGCTGCCGGGCACGACCACGAACAACAGCACCCGGGTGATGTACTTGCCCCACCAGATGCGAGTCCACGGGTTGTGATTCACCAGTTCGATGCCGACGAACGCAACGAGCGGCGGCAGGGCGCTGAAGGCGTACTCCGTCCAGGACGGATCGACCAGCGGGGTGTGCAGGCGGGCGGACTGAACGTTCCCGGCCAGGCTGGTGCCCAGCGCCAGGGCCACACCGAGGTAGCCCCAGATCCGGCCGACGGTCGGCAGGATGCGGCGGCGGTTCTTCTTCACAGTCGCTCCTCGTCAACAGGCCGGTAGACCCACAGGTCGGTACCGGGCGGATTACGTACGTCCATCGGCTCTTTCATCTCCCGCTCCGCGTTGCGGGCGATCCGGCGGCAGGTCTCCTCCGACAGGAACGGCACCACGCGGCGGCCGTAGATGGTGATCGTGCCGTACCCCTGCTCCCAGTAGCGGTAAGCGGGGATGTTGCCCTTCGTGTGGCTGCTGGTCGAGCGGGTCTTCGGCAGCGTGCGAGCGCCGACGCTGGTGGCCTTGTTCGTGCCGCCGGACGCACGGCTGACGGCAGCCCTGCTGGCGCTCACGGATGCACTTCGCCGATGTACCAGGAGTTTCCGCCGCCGGGGTACGGGGCGGCGGCCAGCATCGGGAACAGCAGGTCCTTGTCGGCCGTGCGGATCTCCCTCAGGGCGAACCGGGCGGCCTGCTCGTCCGTGAACTGGACGATCCACTGCCCCTCGGTCCAGATCGGGAGCCAGCCTTCCGCCCAGGTGGGCGGTTTCGGCTTGCGGTTCGTGTTCAGCATCAGTCGCTCTCTTTCGGTGAAACGGACCAGTGCCCGGCGCGGTCGCGCCAGACCTCCATCGGGATCTTCGTGAGTTCTTCGGCCGCCTCAGCGAACTGCTCGGCCCGGAATCGGAAACCGGGCAGCACCCGCAGCCGGGGCTCGCTGGCCGAACTGTAGGGCTGGTAGCCCATGCACCAGTCCGGCCAGCGGTTCGGGCCTCCGACGTCAGGAACGGGCTTGCCCGTCGGGCCGGTAGTCGAGGGCAGACAGCGCCTTGACCAGCGTCGCGCAGTACGTGCGATTGAACGGCGTGCCCTTGTTCCAGTAGACGGCGTCGTTGCCGTTCACGTCGCAGGAGACACGCCAGTCATGGTCGACGTCGGCCACGCACCGGCCGCTCTGGTGGACGGACCAGGTCAGTTCGTCAGTCCAGTTCGGCTGCTTGATCGAGCGGATCTTCGTCGGCAGCATCAGCCGTCCAGCCGTTCGAGGGCGGCCACCAGGGTCTTCACGGACGCCGGACGCAGGGGCATCGACGGCCGGTCGTTGTACTGCGGCAGGGCCGCCTTCAGGGTCTTCACCAGTTCCCGCTCGGCGTCGTTCAGGCGCGGGCGGGCGTCCACCTTCTTGTTGCCGGTGAACTTGCGGGTGATCCGACCGTTGACGTGCTCGGGCAGGACGTAGATGCCGCAGCCGTTGCGGGAGTTGTTCGGGATGCCGTCCGTCTTCAGCGCCGCCACCAGGCCCGCCTTGTGCAGGACGGACAGCGCGCCGGTCACCGCCCCGCCGCGTGACTTGGTGGCGTCGGCGATCTCGATGTACGTGCGGCCGGTCGGTCCGGCCTGTTCGAGGATCTGGAGGATCGTCACCTGGCGGGCGGACAGGGTGCCGTCTCCGGCCTCCCGCAGCGCCCGGTCGGCGGACGATCCGTCAGCGCTGGAGCCGCCGGTCGCGACGCCCTTCGTGCGGTACGGGGCGGCGGTCGTGGTGGGCTTGAAGATGGGGTCCTGGTCGATGCTCATGATTCCATTCTCGTTGTCGGGTCGGACATAAAACCTTGCTGGTCAGAACTTCTCGGTGGTCGAATCGCCCACGTACTCGTTGGTGACGGCGGTCATCAGATCCTCCAGGAGGCTGTTCAAGTCGAACGCGGTGAAGCGCATCCGGCTGGTCGGTCGAATGCCCTCAGCGATGCCGTACTGCTCGAACAGGGCACCGAGCGCCTTCACTGCCTGCTCCTGCTTGGCGAGTTCTGCGTCGTAGGCGGCCTTCTCGGCAGCGCGCTGCTCACGGTCGGCCTTGGCCTGCGCGTCGAACACCTCCCACAGGGCGGTGATCTGGCGGCTGGTGACGGCCTTGGTGAGCCCCTTCGGAGTGCCGCGCCGGTCGCTGGACACCGGCTGGTCGAGGAACTCCACCAGCCAACCGGACTGCGCCATGTTGTAGCCGTAACTGGGGACGGTGGCCTTCTGGAGCACCTTCACCCGGCGTCCGTAGGAGTGGACGTTGCGCTGGTAGGCGTACTCGGTGCCGTCCGTCCGGATCTCGCTGGCCTTCATGGTGGTCTCCGTTTCGCTTGGTTCGATGAGTACAGTCAATCAGAGTGACAAGCGGTTGTCAACTCGTTGGCAACACAGAGAAGCCCGGCCGGGCGGTTGCCTGGCCGGGCTCGTCTGTGGTGGATCGGTTACCGCTCGTTGAAGATGTCGACCCTGTCGTCCACCTTCGCGCGGTGGGTGTAGGTCTCGTCCTTCTTCGGGCAGTAGACGTCGACCACCCAGCGCTCGGCTCGGCCGTCCCAGGTCGGCTGGCCGATCACCACGTCGCCGTGGCTGGTCACCAGGTCATCGACCTGGAGTTCCTCGACCCGGATGTTCGCCTGCACCGGCTTGCCGAACAGGCTGTCCATCCGCTCAGCGAATGTCGGCTCCTTGCCGGTCGTTGACCTGGGGTGGCGCGCGCCCGGCTTCATCATCGAGTGGAAGAGGCCGCCGGTGCCTTCGCGGTAGAGGCGCGCCTGCTCGGCCTGCGCCGCCGCCCGGTCGGCAATGAACGACTCCGACGACGGGCTGAGGACGCCGTCGAGCCAGGGGGCGATCTTCGGGCGAAAGTCGGCCTGCTGGGTCATCTGGTCGAAGAAGCGCTTGCCCTCGTCCACCACCACGTTCTTCATCGGGTAGTCCTCGTCCCCGATGTAGTAGTCGGCCAACTCCAGCACGTCCTCCAGGTCGACGGCCGCCCGGCGACCGAAGCCCGGCCGCTCGGCCAGGTCGACGAGCACCTTCGCCGCCCGCTCCACCATCAGCATGCGCAGCGTCTGCGCGTCCGAGACGATCAGATCGTCGTCGTCGTCGATCTTCTGGTCGGCGGCGGGCGTCAGCAGCGCCTGCGGGGTGCCGGACGCGGCAGCCAGCGCGGCCACGTCATCGTCCAGGCTCTGTCGGCCGACGTTCGTGCCCCAGTCGGTCGGCTTGTCGCCGACAGCGTTCTCAGCCGGGTCGGCGTGCGGCTTCTCGTTGCTCATGCTGGGTTCTCCAGGTGGTAGATGATCCATTGATTCAGTTCCAGGTGCGTTTCGGTGTACTTCAGGTCCAGCCGGGTCACCACCAGGGGCGGCAGTCCTTCCCGGCGGGAGCGGTCCGTGTTGTGGCGCAGGTCAGCCAGTTTCACGATCAGCGCGTCCAGGACGGCCCCGACCCGGGCGCAGTAGTCCTTGCGGGATTCGCCCGGCCGGTGCGTCAGCGCGTCGACCGCCTCAACGATGATCATCGGGAAGATCCAGGACAGATCTTCGAGGGTCAGGCTGGTGTCCTCGACCACGTCATGCAGCCAGGCGATGGCCAGGCGGATGTCGGACGATCCCCGGCGGCGCAGGTACTCGACCACCCACTGCGGGTGGAGGATGTAGAGCGTGCCGTCATGCTTGTTGCGGGTGGTGCCGTGGGCCCGCCGGGCGACCTGCTCGGCGAGCGCTTCCCACGGCCCCTGGAGAACTTCGGGCGTCGTTGCCACGGTGGTCTCCACGGGGATCATCCGCCGAACCGCTTGAGTTCAGCGACGATCGCCGGGACGCCGCCGAGAATGCGCTCCGGGTGCTGGTTCTCGGTGGTCTGGAAGTAAGCCGCCCGGACTCGGCCGTTCGCGTCGTTGAAGTAGACGGTGATCGCCACGCCCGGCCGGGAGAGGGTAAACGGCCCGCCGAGCAGCCTCACGTCCCAGCGGTTGTGGACGGCGGCAGTGTGCAGGGCTTTACGGCTGTCGGTCTTCATCGTCCGGCCTCCAAGTCTTCGATCACGGCACGCAGGGTGGGTCGGGTGGTGACCCAGGAGCCGTTCAGGGTTGCCTGCCAGAGATTCGGCTCGACTCGCTTCACGATGTACGGGCCGATGATCCACCAGCCGGAACGGATGCGCTGATGCCTCATTTCACGCCCGCCTTCAGGTCAGCCTGGATCTTCTTGATCCGGTCCTCGACGGACAGATCGTTCGTCATCGCGATCACGCCGTCGAGATCAACGATCGCCTGGTCGCGGGTCCTCTTGATTCGCTTCCACTCCAGTTCGGTCAGGACGACGCTCACAGCAGGGCCTTCAGTTCGGCCTTCAGGCGCTTCGCGTCCGCGCCCCGGAACGACTGGGCGTTGGACAGGAAGTAGCGGACCTGTGTGCGGCCGTCCTCGGCGTAGTACGCCTGGTCGACCGAATCGAGTTCCATCATCGCGTCGAGGTACGGCTTCGCGTACGGGCTGACGCCGTTGCCGATCCGGGACCAGATGGCCTTGATCTCGCGGGCAATGTCGCTGAGGTTGCGCTTCTCTGTGGTTGCCATGTGCCATTCTCCCAGAGTTGATAAGCGGTTGTCAACTGCTCCAGCCGTAGTAGGTGACCATCCGATAACCCAACTGCGTCAGGTGGATCACCCGCGACCGGCCGAACATCCGGTCGTTGGTCGACTCGGCGTTGATCAGGCCCTTCTTCGCCAGCGCGCTGATCGTCACCGGCTTGATGCGGGGGCCGCCCAGGCCGCCGATGCTGTACTTGACGCCCTGCGCGTTCGTCATGCAGGAGAACTCCACCCGCTCAACCGCGATGGCAATCAGTGCGTCCCGCTGGTTGGTGCTCAGGGTCGGCCATTGAGCCATGATTCGAGCCTTCCGATGTAGGGCCAGACGATGATCAGGCCGGTGGCGAGGTTCAGCAGAGCGGACGTCAGGATCAGCGCCAGGCACACCCGCAGGCGAGCGCGGCTCATCAGATCTTCTCCAGTCGCATCGACACGCCAGCGAAAACGCCATCCGACAGCCAGGAGACGCCCTGCGAGGCGACCCACGACTCCTTCTCGCGGTAACCGGCGGCGGTCAGGGCCGCCCGGAACTCGTCCAGGCGGGCGCGGGTGAGGGTCCCATCCGGCTCGATCACGTTGATCACGCCGTTCTTGTACTGGTTCACCCGCAGGCCGTTCAGGGTCATCGAGCCTTTCTTGCCGGACTCGATCAGGGCCTTCAGGAGGGTTTTCACTCGGTCGCCTCCGCGATGAACTCGCGCATCATCGTCCCGGCCATCTGCATCGCCTTGATCTCGCTGTCGGCGTAGTAGTTCAGGCCGTGGTCGGGCAGGCTGGTGGACAGGATCACCCGATGGTCGCCACGCTTCGTGGACTTCATGATGCTGAACAGGGCCCGGCCGCCGACCCGGCCGATCTTCATGCCGAACCGAGTCTCAATCCAGACGATCGGCTTCGCCGTGGCCGCCATCAGAGGCCCATCAGGCGTCGCAGGGCGGCCTTGTCGGCGCGGTCCTGGGTGGCCAGCGCCTCCAGGCCCTCGACCCGGCCGTACAGCCGCTTCAACTCCTTGCCGCACGCCTCCAGGGCCTGAAGCAGACCGGCCACGTCCTGGCCGTGCCGGTTCACGTCCACCTCGAACGCCATGCCCGGCAGCCGGTTGATGACCATCCGGGCGGCGGTCCGCTCGGGGAGGTTCAGCGTGCGCGGCTCCAGGTTCTCGATCAGGATGCCCGCCGTCGTGCGGCTGGCGCTGTCGATCAAACTGGCCACCAGGGTGATGTCCACGTTCTTGTCGCTCATCGTGCCTCCTTGATCGCGTGACTCTTGATGGCGGACCGAGAGCGGAGCCGCTTCGTGCGCCGGTCGCCATGCTTACCGGCGGCCCCGCTGCGGCGACGCTCCAGAGTCCGGCGGACCCTCTCGCTGTTCTCCATGAGCAGAACTCTACATGCATGTCATGGAGTTGTCAACTCACTGGATGCAGAGGAGCCCGGCCAGGGCATTGGCGCGCACCTGGCCGGGCTCTACTCCTTCGCGCTGGCAGACTTCCTGCCATCCTTCCGGGCTCCCCTATTGGAATCAGGGCGGTGAGGTTGACGCGACCACAGGGACCGGCCGCCGCCTTGGAATCGGCGGCCGACCCGAAGAATCAGGCGACGATGTGCCAGCCGTTGTCGTGCAACGCCTTCTCCAGGTAGGCGTAATCCTGGACGTCGGATGCCACGCTCAGGCTCCAGACGCGCACGACACGACCCGGACCCATCTGGTACTTCTTCCCGTCCAGCAGGCCGACAGACATGCCGCCCTCCTGCTGCCACTCGATCTGCCGCTGCACCCGGCCGAACCGGCTGACGACCTTCACCGGCAGCCTCACCGGACGATGTCCCAGCCGGTCTGCGCCAGCGCCACCCGCAGGTCCGTCCAGTCGACGGTGTACCTCGGGCGGCCCTTCGGCGCGGTGGTGCAGGTGCCGCGCGGACCCATCTGGTACCGGTAGCCGTCCAGGATGAAGTGCGAGTACTGCCCGTCCTCCTCCCACTCCAGTTCCACCTCGACCGGCGTGCCGAACGCACTGCGTACCCTGCTCGGACGCTTCATCGGGCGATCATCTCCAGGACGTTGCTGATCAGCGGATTGGGCACCTGGTACGGCTGGCCTTCCGTGCCGTAGAAAGCGCCCATCAACCGGCCGCCGACGTTCAACTGCACGCAGATCCGGTCGCGGGGCGTGCGATGGATCATCGGCCCCGGCGGGCGGGTCAGCACGATCCAGCCGTTGCGCTCGTGCTCGACGTCCCAGCCGAACTGCTGGGCCGCCACCAGGATCTTGTTCTCGTGCGAGCCGACGGGGTTCACTTCGCGGCCTTGATGTAGCGCAGGACAGCCGTCCGGCCGCCCGTGATCCGCTGCTCGCCGACGCCGCGCACGAAGGCGATGGCGAAGTCGACGCGGCCGGACTCGGTGAACTCCACCCGCAGCCGGACCTTGCGCTCGTTGGGCGTGCTCTTCTCCAGTTCCAGGAACCATTCCTTGTCCCCGAACGTGGTCTCCTGCGTCCAGCCATGCTGGAGCGCCTGGTCCAGCAGTTCGCTTCTGGTGCTCACCTGCGGTGCCGCCTCTCTCGTAGGAATCGCTTCACTTCACGGACGCCGCCCGTGATGGCCTGAACGGTGCCGTTCTCGGCCGCCCCGATCGCCAGGTCGATGTGCCCGCTGTCGATCTTGAAGTGGACGGATAGATGAACGCGCTTCGGCTGGTCGGCGTTCAGGTTCAGCATGTGGATCGAGTCGCCCGGCCGCCGGAACTCGCGCCAGCCCATCCGCCGGGCGTACTCGACGATCTCCTCGCGGCGGCTCACGGGCGGGACTTGCGGACGATCGCCAGCAGGCCGGGCAGACCGGAACGCAGCATCCGGGACGTCTGGGTCGCGGAGTCGCCGACGCTGATCGGCCCCAGGCCGCCGTCCAGTGGGAGAATGCCGACCGTCAGCAGTTCGTCCCCACGCTCCAGTTGCAGAGCCAGGGCGGTGCTGTAGTTCGTCTCGCGCCAGCCATGCTCATTCGCAATGGTCACGATCCTCTCTCGCTTCGTCATGACTCGATCGTGCTCCTGATCACCTGAGTTGTCAAGTCCTTGCCAAGCGGCTATCAACTGTGAGAGAGTACATCCCATGACGCACAACATGAACATCTCGATGGGCGACTTCGCCTTCCTCCTGCACTGCGCCAGGCGACCGAGTTCTCGCTGGGGTCCTGAGGAAGCCGCCCGGCACCGCAGGCTCGAAGACGAGTACCGGCAGGAGGCGTTCCAGGCGCGGGGAACGTCGCCGCGACTCACGCTCACCGAACGGCAGAAGCGGAACGCGGAGCGGGTGCTGGACGACGACCGGTCGGTGGGGACCATGCGAGCGACCCGGTACATCCCGTTCGAGAAGCCGACCCACTATGCGGTCGTGGTCGACAACCTGAGCGCGCCGCCGGTCACCATCACGTCGGACAAGGAGGTCGCCCTGGAGACGGCGCGGATCTTCAACTACGCGCAGCAGGTGCATCCCGAGGGTGCCGCCTACGCGGCCTCGGTGTACGCCTACGGCCCCGGCACGACGAAGGGAACGATCGTCACCCGCTGACCCACCGTCCACCAGCCCGGCTCCCGATCGTGGGGGCCGGGCCTCTCTAGTTGACAAGCGGTTGGTAGGGGCTTGACAAGTCAAGCGCCCTTCTGTAGCGTACTACCCATGCCAACCTCAACCATCGCGATCAGCCCGACCCTCCTTCACGATCCCCGCTGGCCCATGAACGGACAGGAATACCTCGCCTACGACGTCAACGGTAAAACCCTCCTGAAGGCCGAGAACGACGCCTGGTACGAATTCTGCCCGGGGATCGACCATGACCGCTGCCCGCGCTGCGGTGGATCAGAAATCCTCCGGCTCGCCGGATCGGAATTCCGCATGAAGGAGGTGCTGCGCAAGCGCATCCGATTCGAGAACTCGCCCATGACATACGCCAAGAAGAAGGAACTGGAAAGGCTCGCGGACATCGACGAATGGGCCGCCCGCGTGCCTGATGTGGCCTACCTGCTGGCCGTCGTACGTTCCGGCAGCGACCGCAACGTTGATCCGACGCTGCTGTCGCTGGCGCTGCGTGCGATCCAGATGCCCCTCAACGTTACGCAGGAACGTTACGCCGTCAGCCTCCTGCTGGACCGAGCGTTGAGCGAAGCGTTCGAGACGCCGCAACGTTCCTACGTCGGCAGCGTTGGGGAGGGCGGAACGTTCGCCGGTCGCGTCACGAACGTTGCAACGCTGCCCAGTCGCTACGGCGAGCGGAAGCCGAACGTTCTGGTGATCCTGGAGGCCAGCGACGGGTCAGCGTTGAAGATGACCAGCAGCGCCGCGTGGGCCAACGTTGTCGAACTCGGCGAGGAGGTCACCGTCAACGCTGTCGTTGCCGCGCACGTCGAGCACAAGCACTACGGGCGGCAGACCGAACTGAAGTCCGTCCAGCGGGTCTGGTCATGAAGCGCAAGGATTTCGTGATCGTCATGCGGAAGGTGGACGCCGAGCCGCTGCTGTGGGCCACCGCCGCCCACAGCGTCACCGGCTGGCTCGGCGGCCCCCGGCGCATGTGGACCCTCTCCGAGGCGCTCGGAGCGCTCCAGCAGGCTCACACCGCCGAACGGCTGCTGCTGAACGGCCAAGACGCCCTGCGCCTGACCAGCAGGAACGGCATGTCGGACATCTACCTGAACCTCACCCCGCCCAACCTGAAGGAGGACGGACCGTGGACGTGAACGTCATCTGGCTGGTCCTGATCATGATCGGCTCCGGTGTGACCGGGCTGGCCATGCTGATCAACGGAAGGAAGGGCCTGTGACCAGCACCTTCGACGAGATCATCGCGCCACCCCGGGCCGCCGTGCACCGAGGCGGGCGGGCGACCTGGCAGACGCTGGCGCTCTGGTACGTCGGACTTCAGGCCGGGGCGGCCGTGTCCGTCCCCACCTGGTGGTTCGGCTGGCACCTCATGGACCGCTGGCTCGGATGGATCTGGTGAACACGCCGGAGGATTTCTGGACCGGCTTCTGCCTCGGGCTGGGCATCGGGATCGCGCTCGGTTTCCTGACCTGCGCCTACGCACTTCTCGGCTGAGCCACCCCCGGCCGCCGGGTAGGGCTGAACCGATAGCAGCGTTACCAAGAACTTGACATCGCTGGTACGCTCGACAGGCGGTTCAGTTCAAGCATGGCGAGCGTTTCCACCGGGTGCAGGGTCGGCGGAGGCGTTGCGGCAGGTGCAGGACGGACCGCGTGGGGCTCCGGGTTGACGGCTTATGCCTCCCCGGAGCCCCTCCTCATGTCCACCATCAGGCACTTCCCGGACATCCAGGCGGCCCGTATGCCCGTTTACGGACATCAGGCCCCCGACCTGCGGCCGGGTGCCTACATCTCCACCCAGACGGCAGCGGCAGGCCAGCGGATGGGCTCCATGCGCATCGCCAGGTGCTTGTGCCGCCACCACGCCTCATCGCGCACCACGTCCACCACCACAGCCAGCGCACTGGATCGCAGTTCGCCCACCACCCGGTAGTCGTGGTGGGAGCCTTCCTCGTTCACCAGGACCGCCCGGCGGCCGTCCAGGCGGACCATCAGACCGGCCATGTCGGCACGGTCATAGTCACGCTGCGTGAACGTGAGCGGGGTTCGAGGAGGATTCACTCGCGGCTGCTTCATGCGCCGAATTGTCCTCGGCGAGGGGTGTCACAGCAAGCGTCACACCGACCGCTTGACAGAGCCCGGCCATTCAAGGGCGCGTGCCGCATCGGTTCGGTTACGGGGGCTGTGACACAGCCTGGACCTGGGGTGTCACAGGTGTCACAGGCTCTAGATTCGTTCCCTGCGAGGCAAAATCTGCTAGAAAACTAATAAGTTGCCTGTGACACCTGTGACAGTGGATCTTGTTCCCGATTCGGCCAACGAGAAGTGTGGGCTGCATCACTGGCCGGGATTGTCGGGGCATAGCCGGGCGAATCGGACACAAGGGACAGGTGACAAGCGGTTGTCAACCGGAGTAGGATGTGACACATGGCAACCAGAGAACCCCCCGCAAGCGAGCCGAAGTCCATTACGTGGCGTGACATCGACGGCAACGGCGACGAGACGGACTGCTACGGGCGGATCTGGGCGGTAGCCAAGCCCCTGGCCGGGATGTCCGCCTGGTGGGTGATCGAGGACGATGCGGACGGCGAGCCGGGCCGAGGGCCGGTGATCCTCGTCGCGCGCGCCGCCGCCCGTCACCGCGTCGGCCGGGCTGGACCGCATCGCTACGCCGTCAACGCTGGCCGGTTCGTTGACATCGGCGAGTACTTCCGTGAGACGGACAGCCGCAGCCGGTTCAACCGAACGTTCGTCGCACCGGCCCACGTCCAGTTCAACGTTCGACCCGACAACGTTGCGATGGATTCGTTCCGGAGGCTCTGCGGTGGCTGACGATCACAACGCTCACCTCGACCCAACGTTGGAGAGCGTTCCGGTCGACGGTCGAACGTGGGGCAAGACGACGTACGTTGCGATCGTTCATCCGGAGCCGGTGCAGCGAGCGATCGAGGTGACGGCCCACGCTCCGATCGTTCCGCCCAACGCTCGCCGTCTCGCAACGTTGGGGATCGAGATGCGCGCGAACGTTCGGATCACGCACGCCGTCGGTGAGGACATCACTCCGTCGACCGGGCTTCCGTTGAGCGTTGCGATCATGGAACCGACCGGCGAGGAGACGCCCACTGGAAAGGCTGCTCGTAAACAGGTCGGCAGCGAACGGGTCGGCCCCGTGGATTCCGTCCGGGTCGTCATTCAGCACGGCGACATGACGTACGTCGGGCATTGGGTGAAGAACGGATGGGATTCCGGGATGATCCTGAAGAATCGCCGCCTGGTCATGAATTGCAATTGGAGCCAGTTGGACAAGGCGGTGAAGAATGCCAAGAGCGAAGCGGACCTGCGCGGAGAAAGTGACGGACAACTCCAGATGTCCTTTCCCGGCAACTAACGGCAACCGGTGCGAGCCGCACGCGCAGGCGTACGAAGCGCGGCGCGGCTCTCGGCAGGAGCGCGGGTACGACGCGAAGCATGTCGCCGCGCGAGTGGAGGCGGCCCCGGCAGTGCTGGCCGGGCTCGTCACCTGCTGGCGCTGCGGTGGGTTGATCCTGCCGGGCGAGGAGTGGGACCTCGGTCACCTGGACGACGGCCGGTACGGCGGGCCGGAGCATCGCGGACGCTGCAACCGGCGGGCGGCGGCGTTGAAGGGCCACGGCAAGGACTGGTCACCAGCGGCCCCCAGCGCTCCGCTCGCGCCCGAACTGAGCCAGGCACGGGCCGATCGTGCCCGGAGAGCCGCAGCAGCCGCAGAACGTCGCCTACGGCGTGCGGCCGAACGAGAGGAAGGTCGATGAGTTCCGAGCAGAAGGTCATCAAGTCGCTGGAGAAGGAACTGGCGTCCCTACCCGGCTGGCGGGTCAGCCTCCAGGCCGAAGGCGGCAAGCACACCAAGGTCTACCCACCGGACAACGGGCCGATCATCATGATCCCCTGCTCGCCCGGCGACCGGGCGCGCTGGAAGAAGAACCTGCGGGCACAGTTGCGCCGAGCCGGTTGGAGCGGCACGATCCTCGACTGACGCCGAAAAGCCCGGCCAGCAGAGTCTGCTGGCCGGGCTCTCAGGTACTTCCGTCAGGTAGGCGGCAGGCCGATCCGCACGAACGCCATGTCGCCTGCCCGGTCACCGGCCGCTGCGGTCAGCATCGCCGCCTCACTCAGGCTCATCCAGCCGAGCGCGGTGCCGTCGGCTGCGTACGCGACGCCCCGGTACCAGTAGATCGTTCGCCGTTCGCCGCTCACGACGGAGGCTCCGTCCCGACCCACGCCGGGTCGTACTGCGGTGCCCACGGGTCCGTCTTCGCGTCCCAGACGCGACGGGCGAACGACGGTTCCGGGGCCGGTCGGCCGCCTTGCACGTCCCGCAGGTCCGGCAGGTGCTCGTCGTCGATCCCGAATCGGTTGGTCACTCGGTCCTCCAGTCGAACTCTTTCTCGCTGATGAGGTTTCGGAAGTAGGCCGTCTCGGCGGCCAGCGAGGTGATCCAGAACGGGTTCGTGTCCGGACCGAGCATCGCCATCACCTTGTTGTAGGCAGGCGTGCCTTGATCCATTGCCTGCTTCAGTTCGTCGTCCGGCAGGGCGCGGATGAACAGGGTGCCCGCCTTCGCGGCGGGCGTGTGGTACTGGAACTCGTCGTACGTCATATCAAGTCCTCTACCCAGGTGCGGATCTTGGCGATTTCGGTGGCGCTGATCGTCCAGTCACGAACGCCACTCTCCAGGGCCAGGCCCCGGTCCGGTCGGTCGACCGTCAGCAGTTCGTCGGCGTAGTAGCGTCCGCCCGTGAACTGGCCGAACAGCGTGTGGTCGTAGCGGGTGTCGTAGAACTCCACCAGCGGCTTGTCGGACTTCGCGGCCGGATACCCGGCCCAGGTGCCGGGCGGCAGGAACACGACCAGCAGCGGCAGGCCGCTGATGCTCGTGGTGTGCATGGTGGCGATGTTCTTGATCATGAAGACTTCCTTTCGGTTGTCGTGGCCCAGATGAGGTTGTGGTCGGCGTCTCGCACCGAGACGACCTGGTCCTTGCGCTGGAAGGACTGCGATCGGAACGCGAAGTTGATCGCCTCTTCGTTGTTCCTGAAGGACATCGGCCAGGTGCCGCCGCCGCCGTCGCGTAGCCAGTAGTTCTTCATGGGGTGTACTCTACTCTCTTGTCAGGCGGTTGTCAACGCTTCTTGGCCTTGTTGCGCTGGAGTTGGTCCAGCCGGATCACCTTCGCGGCGATCTCTTCGCCTCCCTTCGTTGGCATTGGCACGCGGTAGATCTCCATCGGGTCTGGATGCAGCCGGGTCACCACCAGGTAGCCACCGTCACGCCGCGCCTTGTACTGGCCGTCCAGCATCCTGGCCGGGATCTTCGCCAGACTGGCCCGCTTGGCGGACGCCGTCCGGGTCGGCTTCTTTGCGCCGGTTCGCTTCAGGTCGACGATCGTGGCGATCTCGGCCTCGACGCCCTGCATCACGACGACCAGGCCCTCGGTCTTCGTCGGGTCGCTGCGGTCGATCCGCATGGCCCGGCCAGCGATCTGCGTCAGGCGACTCTGCGCCTTCGTCATCGTCGCCACCAGGACCAGCCAGATGCCCTGATCGTCGAACCCGGCGATCAACACGCCCACGTTGATCAGCGCCTGGATCTCGTTTCGGCGTGCTGCGGCGTAGATCTCCTCCCGCTCGTCCTCCGGCATGTCCCCGGTGATCACCGCGTTCGTGATCCCGGCTTCGGTGAAGAACTCACCGAGCGCGTGAGCGGCCTTCTTGGACGGGGCGTAGACGATCCCGCGCTTGCCCCTTGCGTAGTGCTTGAACGTGCGGGCGATGAACCGGCCAGCCGACGGATCGGCCAGCATCGCGCCGATCACCTCCTGGTTGTACTCTCCTTCCGTATCCTGCGGCACGTTCCGCAGGTCGAGCGTCGGCATGGCCACGTCGATCCGCCGGTCGGGGAGCACGTAGCCGTTCTTGATGGCCCACTTCAGGTCACGCTGAAGCGACACCTTCTGGAACAGGTCACCCATGCCCTTCTCATCGTTGCGCACCAGCGTGGCCGTGAAGCCGATGTACGGCGTGGAAGAACTTCCCGGCTCGAAGCAGCCGAAGTGAGCGAACACCCGCATCCATGACGGGGCGACCGCGTAGTGCGTCTCGTCGCCAAGCACCAGCCCGACGTTGGTTATCTCGTGGCAGCGCTTCTCGGACATCGACTGCACGCTGGCGATGACGATCTCGGCGCTGACCTCGTTGCGGCCCGCCTTGACCCAGCCGATCGAGGCGTTCGGCAGCAGTTCCCGGATGTCCTCCTCGATCTGGCGCATCAACTTGCCGGAGTTGGCCAGCACCAGCACACGCTTACCGGCCGCGAACGTGGCCGCGCACATGGCGATCACGAAGCCCTTTCCGGTGCCGGTCGGCAGCACGATGGCCAAGCGGTTGAGCCCGGCCGCGAAGTCGCGCCGTAGCGCCTTGATGCATTCGTTCTGGATGTCGGACGGCGTCTTGGCCATCGTGGTGCCTCCCTTCTCAGTCGGTGGTGAGGTGACCAGGCAACCGGACATCGTCCGTGCCTGGGGTTTCGGTGTGGAACACGGCCTTGATGCCGTGCCTGTTGGTCGTTCCGGGGATCTTGCTGACGCGCTTGCCGTTCCACTCGAACCGGCCCCAGTAGAGCGAGTGGGTGCGCGGTCCTTCGATCCGGTGCGTCGCGGTCGGGCATCCAGCGTTGTGCGCCTGCTGCGCGGTCACTTCTGTGACCTCGTACCAGGTCTCGTGCCCGAGGATCTTGAACTGCTGCGCCATCTCAGGTCACCTTCCAGTCGGAGCCGACCGGGCGGATGTGGCCGGGCGTGCCGCGCATCTGCCAGCCCTTGCCGATCACCTTGGACCTCTGGCCCTTGGTGTTCATGTCGCTGACGATGATGCCGACGGCGGTGCGCCAGTAGCCGTCGACCGACTTCTCGGTCTCGGTGCTGGAGAGCCGGAAGGCGATCCACTGGCCGGAGCCGTAGGACACCTCGATGTCCAGCACGCCACTGGCGAGCAGTTCCTTCTCCCGTGCGTTGAACCGCATCCGGTTGCCCACGATGCTCACTTCCCTTCGTCGTCGTTGGTAGTACGCTACAGGCTTGTCACTTGCTTGTCAACTCTGTTGGATACTACAGCCGGGCGACTTGTGCCGCCCGGCTGGGCAGTTCAGTTCTCGACCACCAGTTCGATCGGCTTCAGGTCGTTCGCGATGCGCATCTTGCGAGCGCAGCGGACGCACGTCGGCACAGGTCCGAGCACCGGATGGTCGTAGGCGCTCAGGGTGCCGTTCGTGCAGGCCCCGAAGTACTGGCAGACCAGCATCAACACGCCGTCCACCTTCATCGCCTGCGCTTCGCCCCGGGCGGCCATCAGGCTTCCTCCTTCTCCCAGCCGACGATCCGGCCGTAGTCGTCGAACTCGACCGAGTACAGGCCCTGCTCGTTCTGGGTGACGGTCAGGCCGAAGTGTGAGTTCGGCTTGGTGGTGGCCACCGTGTTGTCGTCGAAGGTGACTTTCCAGACGATGCGGCCGTTGCGGGTGGCGCTCTTGCGCTCGACCTTGGTGACGACCTTGCGGACGATCTTGATGCTCATCGTGGTCTCGCTCTCTGCTCGTTCGGGCTGATGGGTAGTACTCTACTGGCTTGACAACTGCTTGTCAAGTTCGGCTTGCTTGCGGTCGATCTTGGCTTGGATGGCCGCCTTCACCTTGCGCCGATCACGGTCAATCAGGTCGTTCGCGATTCGATCCGCCTTGCGTCGCAGGCCGATCAAGGTGAGCGCGCGAACCTCACGGCTGGCCACCTTGACCGGATCGGCGTCCGGGCTGTCCAGCCGGACGACGCTCACGACGCCGATCTCGCGCTTGTCGCCGTTGACCACGCTCCCGTCTTTCGGCGTGAGCGTGGCCTCCCACTGCGGCGGCATCAGGGACGGACGCGGACACGGTCCTCCGACACCGTGTGCTCGGTGCCGTCGGCCAGCCGGACGACGAACCGGACCATGCCCATCTCCGGGTCGACCTGTTCGTAACGGATCTTGGTCGCGTCGGTCCATTCCGCATCGCCACGCTCGCGGATCACCTGAAGCGGAGCGGCGATCTTGGCCATCATGGCCTTGCGCAGGTCGGGCCGGTAGAGCGCCTCACTGCGGTACGGCTTGACCGGCCGGTTCATCCAGTCGCGGAACACGTCGTACGTCACCTTGTCGGGCATCTGCTTCTCCTCTGGTCTCGTCAGCACGGGCCTCACCCGTGGACGAAAGCCGGTTTCCCGGCCCTCGTTTCGACCTGTCAGCGACCGGCTTTCGCTCGGACGGCGGCGGCCGTGCGGATGGACGTCTCGCGCCAGACCACCCAGGTCACGGCCTGCATCGTGGACGGCGACACACCGGCAACCTCGGCGGCGGCCCGGTAGGCAGCGGCGTAGTAGGCGTAGGCACCCTTCCGGCCGAGCGTGGCCACGTCGGCGTCGTCGGACGGTCGACCGAGAGCGATGCTCACGGCGTGCCGGTCGATCACCACGGCATCCTCATGGTCCGGGTTCGCGATGGTCGCGGCGAAAGCCTGCGTCTTCGGCGCGTTCAGCAGCCGCATCACGTCAACCTCGGAGCCGTTGCCGTTGTAGATCTCGTTCGCCTTACGGCAGGACACCCCGAGGCATCCGTACGCCAGACCCTCGGCGTAGGTCCGCTCGGCCAGGAACATGTTGCGCTCCCAGTCCATCTGTGGAGAGAGCGCCGCGATCACACCAGCCGCTCTGATCGGTGACTCAGGGTCGAGCCGGACGGCCAGGTGATGCGCAGTGCTGTACCAGGACTTGCCATCGAGCATCTGGTCCTCGTTCGCCGCGTTGTACGTGGCGAGGATGCGGCCGGTCATCTCGCCCTTGCTGGGCAGGAGGGCGTCCAGGGAGAGCGCCTTGCGCTTCACTGCCGGTGTTGTCTCGGTCATCGTGGCCTCCGTCGTCGTCATGGGTAGTACTCTACAGGCTTGCCAAGCGGTTGTCAACTGCGGTTCGTGCGGCTTGGATGCTACGGCCGGGCGACTTGTGCCGCCCGGCCGGGCGTTTCAGGCTGGCGACATGTGCGAGATGTAGCCCGCACGGGTCAAGGTCATGGTCACCTTGTCGCCGTTGCGCATTCCGGGATTCCCGAATCCCCATACCCACGATGCGTCACTGCTACTCGTTCGGGTCACCCCGTCGTCGAAGGTGATCCGGTAGCGCGCCGCCCCACTCGCAGAGTTCTTGAGCAGTTCGCTCTCGACGATCTTGGCTGTAACTGTCTCGACGATGGCCACGATGGACCCCTTCCGGTTGTGCGGCTTGGATGCTACGGCCGGGCGACTTGTGCCGCCCGGCCGGGCGTTTCAGAGCAGAGCCTGGCGTACGATGCCTTGGTGGGCGGACGTTGTCGCCGAGTAGGACACGGTAGGCACCTTGGCCCGGTTGTCGGGCAGGACCCAGCCGATCGGCGTTCCGTACGAGTAGACGACGTAGACCGGCTTGTCCGCCTTGATCTCGTCCGCCAGTTCGGGCGAGAGTCGCCCGGTTCCGCAGAACACGCCTCCCGACATGCTGGCTACCGCGAAGTTGTCGCGGTCCTGGATCTTGGACAGGATGATGGCGCGGTTCTTGCTGTGGATGGCCACGATGGACCCCTTCCGGTTGTGCGGCTTGGATGCTACGGCCGGACGACTTGTGCCGCCCGGCCGGACGATCAGCGTGCTACGGGCTTGACATCCCAGATCCGGACGACGTCGTTACAGAAGTTGACCGATACCTTGACGTCGGCCAGCAGACCGTTGGCCAGTGCCGACGTCGCCTCATCCGGTACGCGGCAGGATCGGCCGAGGACGAACGTCCCGCCGTCCGGCTGGGTGATCCGGCGGGTTCCGGCAGTCTCGCTCAGGTCCCCGATCAGGAACCGCATCTCGATGTTGGCCATGCTCACCACTCCCCGATCTGCATTGAGATCTCACGCCGATCGACGGTCAGGATGTCGCCGTTGGCGATCTTGACCTTCCACATCCGGTTCCCGGACGAGTCGATCAGTTCGCAGGCGAAGCCACCCAGCAGACGGCTTTCGGGCGGGGTGTGGACCACCCACACCGGCTTGCGGTGCGCCTTGAGGTACTTCTCAATCAGCCGGATGTCGTTCACGTTGCTGGTGTGCTCCGGTCGCTTCACTGTGTGCCTCGCTCTCTGTCGTTGGGTAGTACGCTACAGGCTTGTCATGCGCTTGTCAAGCGCCGTTCGAAGGGGCTTTCGGTTGGATGCTAGGCCCGGCTGGCTTGTGCCAGCCGGACCGTCTAGCGACGTGCGGTCTTTCAGCCGATCAGGTCGCGGATGTACGGCGACTGGTGAGCGGCCCAAGCGTAGAGCCGCTCAGCCTGCCGCTCAGTCCGCACGGTCCGGCCGCAGACGATCACGGCCCGGTCGGCACGAGCCTCGGTGTGCTTGCGGTCGGCCCACTTCAGGTACCGCTCGCAGGTCTTGACCGGGTCGACGTGGTGCGGCTGGGCCTGGGCCGACGTCGCTCCTCCGGCGATCAGGGCGACGGACAGGGCGATGGCGGACAGAGTGCGCTTCATGAGGTTGCCTTTCGACGTGAGCCAAGCGGCTCGCTTACGGTTGGATGCTACGGCCGGACGACTTGTGCCGTCCGGCCGGGCCTTTCACAGATCGACGTGAGCCAGTTCTGCCAGGTCGGACAGGACGTGCTTGACGGCGGAACTGCCGCCCGCCTTCACGATGGCGTCGTACATCCTGATGGCGCAGAGCGCCTCATAGGCGCTCTGGGTTTCGATGGCGTGGTTCGCCAGGCTCTCGGCTGCCCACCGCGCCGTATCGATGTCGATCGTGACCCGGCTCACTTCGCGGCCGTCCGGTCGATGTCCAGATCGGACACGTCGTACTCGACCTCGCAACCGGCCCGGAACACCCAGACCGTCACGGCGTTGCCGTTGGCCCGGATCGTCCGGCCGTTGCCTGCGGCCCACGGGCCCATCAGGATGTGGACCTGTTGGCCGGGCGTCTTGACCATCTCGTTGACCAGAGCGATCTCTCGCTCATCGGTGCTGCTCAGGTCACGTTCCATCGTGTGCCTCGCTTCCGTTGTCGTTGTCGTGCTGGGTAGTACGCTACAGGCTTGTCACTCGCTTGTCAAGCGGAGCGTCCCGACGGCCACCCTCCGTGTGGAGAGGGGCTCTCGGCACGCTCCCCTGTGGTGCAAGGGGATTGTGCTTGAGCGTTTCGCATGGTCGCCCGGCTTTATCGGAGATCCAACGGACAGCCCGTGGATCACGCATGTCCCGATGCCTCGTGTCAGCGATTGCATGTGCGCTCTGCCCCGCCCGGCTGGTGTGCCCACGCCGCCCGGAACCCCCCGACCGTATGGGCGTCCATACGGGGAGTGCCGATCAACGTGAGGCCCTGGCTCGCAGGGGTGTTCGTGCCGCCTCCCGGCGGGGGTGCTGCTGTGGTGCTGGGTAGTACGCTACTGCCTTGTCACCCGCTTGTCAAGCGGGGGGTGCTGTGGTGCAGGGGGTGCATGTGGTGCGCCCTGTGGAGGGGGTAGCAGAGGGGCGAGGCCCGTGCTGCCCCCTGCACTACGGGGGTGCTGCCCACCTCAGCGTGTGCTCGCTCTGCGTGCCTCGCTGTGGTGCTGAGGACCACTCTGCCTCAAGCCGGGGCGTACTGTCAAGTCCGACCCTCGTTTCCGCAGGTCAGCCCCACAACGCGGTCGGGCGTGTCGGCCTCGCTCGCGCCGCGCGCACCCAGGGGGGTGCCCCCGCGCCGCCCCCGCGCGTAGGAC